TCGACCGAAGGTACTGCAATGTCCCGCATACGCGGGCACATGCGTCTGGGCGGTCAGTTGGTTTGGGCAACCCGGTTCCAAGAAACAATCATTACGTCTACCACGTCATCCGGCGGTAAAGGCGGGGGACCGAAAACCAGTACAACAACCACTGAATATTTGTACAGCAGTTCCTTTGCGTTTGCGCTTTGTCAAGGCAGCGAAAATCTACAACTTCTCAAAGTTTGGGCGGATGGTAAGCGGTTGGACCTTGGTGATTTCACGTATCGTTTTTATCCGGGGTCAAACACACAGGCAATTGATTCTTTGATCGATACTATCGAGGGAACAGGAACGGTCCCAGCTTTTCGGGGTGCTGCGTATATCATTTTCGAAGAAATGCCCCTTAAAGATTACGGAAACCGAATTCCACAAATCACATGTGAACTTTACAATCCGGTGCTTACAGCACCTTAAAGGCAAATAATGGCGTCAATTCTAGTAGGTGCAGGGCTTAGTGCAGCAGCCGCGTCAGCGGTCACTTCGGTGGCTGTTTCCGTTGGTCTTGGCTTGCTGTATCAGGCGCTGTCGCCGCCGGTAAATATTGAACAGGAAGGCAGCCGCCTAGAATCCACTCGAATTTCTTCTTCGACGGAAGGTGCAGTGATGCCGCGTACGCGCGGCTGGATGCGTATGGGCGGTCAGATGATCTGGGCTACGCGGTTCCGTGAGGAATTTGTGACCTACACAACTACTGTTGGTGGTGGTAAAGGCGGCGGCGGCAAGAAACAGACCATCACTGTTTCTGAATATTTGTATTACTGCTCCTTCGCTGTGGCGTTCTGTGAAGGTTCGGAATGTACGCGCTTTGCACAATTGTGGGCAGATGGAAAGCCTCTCGATCTGTCCGAAGTCACGCACCGGTTTTATCCCGGAACAGCCACGCAGGGCATTGACCCTCTTATCGACTCTATCGAAGGTCCCGGAACTGTGCCCGCTTTTCGCGGCGTGACATACATTGTTTTCGAAGACATGTTGTTGAAGGATTACGGCAACCGCATTCCACAAATCAACGGTGAGATTGTTCGACCAATTCTCGAAACGACTTACGGCGTAGATCGGATGGAAGACGCGCTGAAAGCTATTCAGCTAATCCCGGCTTCTGGTGAGAAGATTTACGGGACACGCATCTACACACAAGATGATGATGGTAGCGGCGAATCCAAGAGCATCAATCAGCACGCTTCATCCGAAAAAGCGGACTTAGTAGTCTCTCTCGATACGCTCGATAACGATTGTATTGGCATTGATTCGATGTCTTTGGTTGTTTCTTGGTTTGGCAGTTCAACGGATGCGGGGCGTTGCCGCATTGAACCAAAGTCCGAGCGCAAAACCGGTAGCGTCAGCCCAGAAGAATGGAGCATTGCAAACCAGACACGCACTAATTTGGAAGTTGTGTCTTACATTGATGGCCCACAAACGAATTGGACGATTACCGGCCCACTGACAACATTAGACTTCCGCATCTATAGTGAGTCGTCTATAGAACTTACGTCGCCATTTCCCCCCTTTGACACGTTCATTCAAACGAGTGAAACGTCTTCGGCGTCCTTCTCGGCACCGGGAGATTTTACGGATGGCGAAACGCTCGCGGCGGCGATTAACAGAGCATTTGAAGATGAAGAAACAAAATGTAACGCACGTTGGTACCCAGATTTCGACACACTGGAATTGAATGATTATAGCGAGCTTGGTAATCTGAAAATCGAGTTCAATAATTCTGATCCAAATGCAACCGTGTACAATTTTGATTTCAACGATCCTCCGGGGTCGCCTGTTTACGGTGGAACACCTTCGGACATTAGTGTTCGGGAAGCCATGCAAAATATCAAAGGACGCGGCTGGCGCGCATTGTTCTATCCGTTTATTCTGATGGACATGGCACGCTTCCCGTGGCGCGGTCGTATTGAGGCGGACACTGTTGCGGACACAAATACGTTTCTAGGAACAGTTACTCCGGCGCATTTTTCTCTTGTGTCGGGCAAGGTCAACTATACTGGACCAGCGGATGAATGGTCACAGCGGCGAATGATTCTGCATTACGCGACACTGTTGTCTGATATCATGCAGCCCGGTGACGCGTTTGTTGTTGGAACCGAGATGCGGGGCATGTCGGAATCAAACAACGCGTGGGCCAATGGTCTTGTCACACTTCTCGCAGATGTGCGTACAATTCTCGGACCCGGTGTTCTTGTGAGCTATGCTGCGGACTGGTCAGAATACCAACAGCCGAGCTTGAGCGTTCTTTGGGATGTCGCAGACTTTGTGGGGATCGATAACTATCTGCCGCTGACAGACTGGCGCGACGGTGATGAAGTTTACACCATCGAAGAATTTCAAGCCGGTGTTGAGGGCGGGGAATACTACGACTATTTCTACGCGTCCGATGCAGATCGACAAGCGAATATTCGTTCGCCAATCACGCAGCCGCAGTTTCGGCAAAAAGACATCCGTTATTGGCAATCGGTGAATCATCCGACCAAGCCCGTTTGGTTTACAGAATTTGGCGCACCCGCCGTTGATAAAGGTGCGAACCAGCCAAACGTTTTTGTTGACGCTAAGTCGGTTGAATCGTTCTTGCCATATTTTTCAAACGGACAGCGGAATGACCTTGTACAGAAATTGTACTATGAGGCGACGTTGGACTACTGGAAGAATGTAGCTCCATCTCCATACATTGATCCAGCAAATATGTTTGCGTGGACTTGGGACGCGCGCCCTTATCCCGCCTTCCCGGCGCTGGTGGATGTGTGGTCAGACGGGCCGAACTGGGAAGTAGGGCACTGGCTCAACGGTCGCTTGGATCAGGTGATTCTACCGGATCTTGTTCAAGAGCTTTGTCTTGAGGCAGGTATTCCAGAAGAAAACATCGACATTACAGGTCTTCTGAACGCCATTGTAATTGTGCGTGGCATGTATGTATCTAGTCTATCAAACACACGACAAATCCTTGAAAACCTCATGGAAACTTTCATGTTTGATGCGGTTGAGGATGGAGATAAACTACGATTTATCACACGTGGCGACCACAACGTTGTGACTATTTCCACGGATGACTTCATCCTGACAAACGACGCGGAGACTTTTGAGAAGACTCGTATCTCTGATCCTGAACTTCCCGACCGAACAAAGATTTCGTTTTTGGATGAATCACGCGCGTACGCGGTTGGTTCGGTAGACGGACACACCCGTACCGGGCTTTCGCGCAAGGTCAATCAATTCACCACCATTTGTGTCATTGATCAAAGCTACGCTAAGGGCGTTGCAGATGTGATGACGCAACAGGCGTGGATTGCGCGGGACTCCGTTAAATTCTCCTTGCCGGTGTCATACATTCATTTGAAGCCCGGTGACTTGTTCACGGCGTCTCTGCCCAATAGCCGCCTGATGGTCTTCAAACTGATTGAAGTAAACTTTGGAGATCAGTTAGATGTAGAAGCGGTTGCGGTGGACCCGTCTATCTATGAACTGGTCACACACTCATACTTCACTCCAAATTATGAATCTCCCGAAGTGTTCGGGCCGACGCTCGCCGTTTTCCCAGAAGTACCGTTGTTCATTAACGATGCACCACAAAATAATTGGTCGCCGCGTATTGTCGCTTATCAATCACCATGGCCGCGAAATGTTGATGTTTATGAAGATGACCTTCTAGGTGAGGGCAGCTTTGATCTGAATACGACGATTGCCAATACGTCGATCATTGGAGAACTTACAGCAGGTCTTGCACCACCAAATCGCGTGGAAGTCTGGGACAACGCCAACGAAGTTCGTCTTCGAATTTATGACGCGGCGCAAACCTTGTCTCCGGCAAATGATCTCGCTGTTCTAAATGGCGCAAATCCGCTCGCAGTATTGACTCCGAGCGGCGAATGGGAGATACTACAGTACGTCAATGCGTCAATGACGGGCGCAGATACATATACGCTTTCGCGTCTTCTTCGCGGGCAGCTTGGAACAGAGAAGTACATTGGTGATCCCACACCCGCAGGTTCCAGAATTTTTGTGGCGGATCAACGTACTTACGGATATCTCGAAGGAACAAATGCACGTTTGAATATCCCCCGCGACTATCGGTATGGACCGCGCGGAGTTAATCTGAACGATGAACGCTTCCAACAGATTGAGATCACGCCCCGTGGCGTAGCATTGCGCCCTTATGCTCCGGTCCACTTGAAGCAGTTCCGTGACCCGATCAGCGGCGACATTGAGCTTACGTGGCTCCGGCGCACACGATTTAGCGGGGACAATTGGCAGTTCACCGATGTTCCTCTAAACGAAGATCAAGAAGAATACGAAATTGATATTCGTGATGGAATTACTGTTCTTCGTACCATTCTTGTGGGAAGCAACAACACTTACACATACAGTCTATCCGACCAGATTTCAGATTTCGGTGCAGGTCAAATGAACATCGACTGGACTGTATATCAAATGAGCGCTCTTTACGGGCGCGGCTCTCCGGGAGTTAGCTTAATCTAATGCCAGCAAATCTTGCACTACATGATCTCGTATATGACCTTTGCCTTGAAGGAGGACTTCCTTCGGCAAATATCGACGTGTCTGATCTCGAAAACTTTACTACCGAAATTCCGGGTATACACATTTCAAGTGTTGTAAATGCGCGTCAAGTTCTAGAAAACCTGATGGAAACATATTTGTTTGACGCCATCGAAGACGGCAGTTTTGTGCGCTTCATTCGGCGCGGAAATCACAACGTTGAGACAATTCCGCCAGATGATTTTCTTCTGGACGACAATGCGCAGACGTACGAAAAAACGCGTGTTCAGGATGTAGAGCTACCTGACCGAACAAAAGTTTCTTTTTCCGATCCAACGCGGGACTACAATGTTGGTTCGGTTGATGGGCATACAGTTACAGGTCTGTCATCCACGGTGAAGCGTTTCACCACAATTTGTGTGATGAATCAAGGATACGCAAAGGGTCTTGCTGACGCGATGACCCACCAAGCTTGGATTGGGCGGGACTCTGTTAAAATGTCCCTTCCAATCACGTATCGACACTTGAAGCCCGGTGATACGTTTGCTTTCGCTGTGGAAGGCTCGCCACAGAAGTCTTACAAAGTAGCCGAGATTACAATCGGAGCACAGGTAGATATTGACGCGGTTGCGGTATCTCTGCGCATTGATGAGATTGTCGAGCACGTAGATGATCCCGGATACGATGTTACACCTGTTGTTTTTGGATCGAGCCGAATTGTGTTTGCGGACATTCCCTTGCTAAACAACGATCTGCCTGAAAGTAATTGGTCGCCACGCGTTGTAGCGCAGCAAAATCCTTGGCCCGGTGGTGTGTCCGTGTACCAAGATGATTTTCTGGGTGGCTACAATCTGAATACTGTTGTCCCCGTGCCTTCAATCATCGGTGAACTGACCGCGCCTCTGCAAAGTGGCGTCACTGGTATTTGGGACGAAGCGAACACCGTCCAACTGCAATTGTTTGATGCCGCCCAGTCACTTTCTCCGGCAAATGATCTCGCTGTTCTTAACGGTGCCAATCCGCTGGCGGTATTGACTCCGAGTGGCGAATGGGAGATACTACAATTCGTGAACGTGGATATTACGGGCGCGGACACCTACACGCTTTCTCGTCTTTTGCGCGGACAACTTGGTACTGAGTTTTATATGGGTGAGCCGACACCGGCTGGCTCCATTGTTTTCTTGGCCAACCCGTTGGCCTATAGCGTGCTTGAGGGCAGCAATGATCAGATTGGTATAGAACGCACATACCGTTACGGTCCTTCTAACAAAGATTTTACGGATACCACGTATGATGACATCAATGTAACGGCGCGTGGTGTCGCGATGCGTCCATACTCTCCCGTACATCTCAATCAAGCCAAGCAGTCTAATGGAGATATCGATCTCTCTTGGATTCGCAGAACACGCTTCGACGGGGACGCATGGGTGAACGGCACTATTCCGTTGAACGAAGAATTCGAGCGATACGAAATCGACATCTTGGACGGCCCGTTTGGTTCGGGAGCAGTTGTGAGAACTATGACAGTTAATGTTACGGTGTTCACAACAGATTCTCCCGGCATAACGTACACAGAGGCCCAGCAGATTACAGATTTTGGATCGGCACAAACATCGGTGAACTGGGTTGTATACCAGATTAGTGCTCTTGTCGGGCGCGGGACACCGGGAGTAGGTACCCCTTAATGACTTTTTCCCCCAACCTTGGTCTAGATTATGTGCAGTCGTCTCAGGCGCAAAAGCACATAACAATGAATGAGGCACTGTCCAAATTGGACGTGCTTGTTCAGCCTGTGGTTGAAGACCTTGACTTTTCTAATCCTCCGGGGTCTCCGGTTGAAGGTGCCAGCTATATTGTTGCGTCACCGGCTGGCGGCGTGTGGGCAACACATGAAAATGACATTGCCTCCTATTTGAATGGTTCTTGGGTATTTTATACGCCAAAACAAGGCTGGCGTGTTTACGTTCTTGACGAAGATACACCCTATGATTTTGACGGCACGGATTGGGTAATCAAGTCGATTACATCGACAGCATTATCTAACGGTTCCCTTTTGGAGCTTGGTGTCAATTCCGGCACAACGCCTGACAACCGTCTTTCAGTCAAATCCAACAACGTTCTATTCAGTCACGATGATGTTACTCCGGGAACGGGTAGCATGAATACGACCATAAATAAAGCTTTGTCGGGTGACGCGGCTTCGATTACATATCAGGTTGGATTTTCTGGTCGAGCTATTGTCGGTCTTCTGGGGAACGACGATTACACCGTTCGTGTGTCTGATGATGGCACCACGTTCAACGATGCTTTCGTTGTAGACGGCACAACTGCGAAGACTGATTTTAAGGTTCTGCCAAGCGTAAACGGCGACGATTTCTGGCATGAGGGAAATGATGGCGCAGGCTCTGGTCTCGACGCCGACCTTCTTGACGGGCAGCATGCATCGGACTTTGCACAATTGTCCGGAGCTACGTTCACGGGCGGCATTACCGCAACTGGATTTACCGGCAACGGCGGCGGACTGACTGGTGTCAACGCGGACAATTTGGGTGGTCAGGCGGCGTCTTCTTATGCGCTTCTATCTGGCGCAACATTTACCGGAACAGTTGAAGCTACAAACTTTGTGGGGGATGGTTCGTCTCTAACGGGTGTAACAGCTACCACACTGGGCGGGCAGCCTGCCAGCGCTTACGCGCTTCTATCTGGTGCGACATTCACGGGCGGCTTGGCGCAGCAAATGGCTTCCCCGTCTCTGGTCTTGGAAACTACCGAAGTTTCGGGCGAGCAATCCTATTTCAAAATGGAAGGTGCGCGCACGTCAGTGTCCGCCACCATTGCCCAGATCGATTTTTACAATAATGGTACTGGTGTCGAAGGTACATCGGCCCAGTGGCTTATTGGTGGCGATGGTGACGTAAACCTCGCGATTGGGCAGTTGCAGGTTGCGGGCGGGGAAGTTTGGCACGCAAACAATGACGGCGCTGGATCAGGTTTGGATGCCGATCTATTGGATGGCAATCAGGCTTCTGCTTTTGCACAGCTTTCCGGTGCGGCGTTTACAGGCGGAGTCTCTGCGACCGGTTTTACTGGTAACGGTGGTGGCCTCACGGGGGTCAATGCCACAAACTTGGGCGGACAGTCGGCTGCGTCATACGCGCTACTGGCTGGGGCAACATTTACTGGAACAATTGATGCTCCTGTTGTCCGCGTTAGCGGTGATGATGTTTGGCATGAAGGAAACGATGGACCGGGATCGGGACTAAACGCCGACCTGTTGGATGGTGTACAGGGGGCAGCTTTCGCGCAACTGTCCGGAGCTACATTTACTGGAAACATCGTAAACACGTCCAGCCAAACACTTCTCGGAGAATTGGGTGTAGGCGGCGCGACACCAGACGCTACAAACAAGTTTGCGTTTTTTGGTACTGATCTTTTGCTTAATTCGAGCAGCAGTATCAACATGAAATATAACAAAAACGCCGCCGCGAACGATGCGTCGATGACGTTTCAGACCGGCTTCACCACTTATGGTTTGTTCGGACTTCTTGGGAACAACGACACCACACTGAAAGTTGGAACTGGGTTTGTTTCTGCGCTTATTGCGAATAATACCGATGGGACAATGCAATTCCCAGAAGGTGTAAAGCATGATGCAGTGACAGCATACAAGAACACTAACCAAACTTTGACTACATCTTGGGCAACAGTTACAGGATACGATGGGACGCATATCGCAGCTAGTGGTAATCTTTCGTGGAACGGAACAAATGGTGACGCCTTTGTTGGTAAAGCGGGCCGGTTCCAAGTATCGTACACCGTGTCAACGGAAATCAGCACCGGTTCAGCGCGTACAGACAGTTTGGCCCGACTTGAGAGATGGACGGGGGCGGCGTGGGTTGAAGTCGAGGGTACCACACACCGCATGTACAACCGTATTGCTGGACGCGGGGGGTCTTGCGCGAGCGCTACCGTGGTACTTGATGTAGCCGCATCCGATGGCTTCCGAATCGCCGCTCGAATTGAAACTGGAACAGACACAGTAATTGTGGATCAAGCCGCACTTTCAATTCTACGGCTGTAACGTAAAATTCATCACTACCCGCTATCACAAATGAATCCGTTTTCCGAAAAAATAACCAGAGGTTAAGTCATGGACGCTACAGTTCAAGCATACGTCGCGGAACTTCGCGATCAAATTTCAATTCTGTCTGACCGCGCGGCGCAACTCGCCGCAGCCTTGAAAAAGGAGCAATCCGATCATGAGATGGCTAAAGGACGTATTCTCGCCCTTGAGAAATCCGCCGCAGCGGACACAGACACCAACACGGAGTGATAGCATGTCTATCTTGGACCACGAACTGACATTCGCTATCGATGCACCGTCGCCTAATCGCGGCGGTCTCATCACGCCGCGCTTTGTCGTCATGCACTATACCGCTGGATTTACAGCGGAAAGCGCTGTACGTACGCTTACCAGCCCGTCTTCTCGGGTCAGCGCTCATGTGACAATTGATGAGAATGGCTCCGTGTATCAGCACGTTCCTTTCAACGTCAAAGCATGGCACGCCGGTCCATCGCGTTATGCGGGCTACTCCAACCTGAATAGTCACTCCATTGGTATCGAGATTGTCAATCCGGGCTGGTTTCGCCGCTCTGCGGACGGTAATTTTTACCGAGACAACATTCGGCGCACCGCCCGCCAGATGGGCGAAGTCATTGAAGCACCACATCCTCGCGTTGGCTCTGGTATGCTGTATTGGCCCACATACACTGAGGCGCAGCTTGACGCAGTTGAAGAACTGACCGAAGAACTGTTGGCAGAGTATCCATCGATCATCGACATCGTTTCTCACGAAGAAATTGACACACGAGGCTGGAAAACTGACCCCGGTCCCGCATTTCCTATGAACCGCTACAAGCGTCTTCTGCCAACACGTGATTTGGATTACGATCAATTCCAAGTTACCGCAAGTTCTTTGAACGTGCGCAGCGGTCCCGGAACAAACTTTGGTGTTCTGCGCGAAGTCAAGCGCGGCGACATTGTTGATGGACAAGATCAGAGTGGGTCTTGGATTCGCGTGGACTCAGACGGTTGGGTACACGGTGGTTACCTTCGTAGAGTATGACTGAATGCTGGCATGGATCGTCGCCCTTTGTCTTGTCGCAACCGTTATCCGCGCCAGACGGCGGGGCATTCCTTGGGAAATTATCCTTGCGTTCCCGTCTCAGTGGTTTAACTGGACATTCTTTGGACGCGATTTCACCGAACCGTTTTCTGCCTTCGTAGGCGTACAAGTCCGTGACGGCAGCAATCCTGTTGTCGTCTGGCGCATCACTGGACGGGTACTTGATACCGTGTTTCTGGTGAAAGAAAAGAATCATTGCGCGGAATCTGTTTCACGTTTGGAGCGATGGAAACTTGAAAGAACTACAGAATCTTCTTCACGATAACGGCGACGTAGATGTTGTTCGAGCCTCACTTGTTCGAATAAAAGCGTCCCTCAACACGGCCTCGTACGACTATGCCCACGCAGCTTTGGGCGCAGCACAAGAAGCCTGTGAATCGGCGCTCGCCTCGGCACCGTGCTCTGCTGTGTGGCAACACATTTTTGAGTATCAGAAGTTTGCCAAGAAGTCACAAGACACAATTGATGTTTGTACCACATCTATTGCTATGCTTTTGGAAGTTGAAGAAACGGGTGACCCCGGAATAGACCGCATCAATGCGGGCGTGAAAATAGACTCAATGGAGAAGCATGTAATTGCTTCTTTGCTTGAAGGAGCAAACTCCCGCGTCCAAGTCGCTGTAGCCGCGATGCCGGACAACCCCGCACCCGGAGCCAGATGCGACCCAAAACGTGTTCGTATGACCGGCAATCCAAATGACAGCCCCTAATCCACAACCAAATCAAAGTCCTGTTGACCGCGCACGGAGATTTTACTTTGTGTCGCGGTTGATTGCGTTCTGCTTTCTGACGGGTCTCGCGCTGATCCTCGCCATTGGCTTTGGATACTTGACTCCTGCCGCCCATCTGGTAGAATTGTACATGACGGGACTTCTGAGCACCGCCACGGCTGTAGCTTTGGCGTACATCGGCGGCTCGGTTGTAGACTATAACGGCGGCATCGGTAATCTGTTTCGAGATGAACGACCACGCGAACCGGTACGCGTAGAACTTCCAGACCCAATTGATGTAGCGCTGCAAGACGGCGACGGACCCCGAGGATAGCATGGCATTTCTTTCCGCTAAAGCACTGAGCAGTCTTCTCAATCCGAAAGTTTGGATTTGGGGGGCAGGCGTACTATTGGCTGGCTGGCTGTCTTGGAACATTTATGGCTTCGTGAATCAAGCACTGGATGATCGAGAACTTGTGGTTACCCAACAGGTTCAGCTTGAATTGCGGGACAGTGAAATTGAGACCCTTGAGTTTCGCATTACGCAGGCAGAAGACGCCCAGCGTGTGGCAGAAGAAGCTCGCTTAGAAGCAGAACTACGTGAAGACGAACTTCAACGTATTCGTGACGCGGCTATCGCCGCAGGAGATGAACGAGATGGTGAACTGGCTCCCGTCCTACAAGACACTCTGCGCGCTTTGCGCGGTGCTGGTGATTAGCGCTTGCGCGCGTCCAGACCCGCCAATAATTGAAGTGCAAACACAAGTCGTTGTTCCGGAAGTTCCCCGGAGCAATTTGGTGTGTCCAGTTGTTCCTACGCCGCCTGATCCAGATACAGCAACGCAGCGAGATATTGCTGTGTACCTGCCCGAAGTTATTGAAGTAGCAGAACACTGCCGCCGTGATCTCGGCGTCGTTCGCACTATCCTTGACAATGCCGCTGACGCGGCGCAGCAGCCAGAACAATGACCCTCACAATTTGTTTGGTTGTGGGTGCTCTGGCCCTGCTTGTTGGCGTCCCTATAGCCATCCATAAACACCAACACACAGACAAAGAAAAGCCCCCGTCAGGGGGCGGTCCTTCTGTCAAATGGGAAGACCCGGAGACTTGACTTCAAAATACAGGCGGCGTACACTTACAAAACAGAATGATTCGATTCGGAGGTACCATGAAACATCGATTATGTCGATGCCGGGACTGCCGTGGGCAAAAAAGAAAAGGCAAAATCTTGGGTTCACGTCTTTTGAGGCACTTAGGTTCTAACGCTTATTATGTTTCAGCTTACGTCATTTCACCTAAATATGCAAAAGGTGTGCGAGCAAGAAAACGTAATCAGCGTTCCAAGGTTTCTGCTTCTACATACACGGCGTGAAACAATGATCGAGAGAAGTCACGTTCTGACAGTCCTTCTGTCAGTCGATGAGACCTTTGGTCGCCATCACGCCTTGAACGAATCCCAACCATCGAGACATTTTGCCTAGTGGCATGTCGCGCGTCAGCGCGGTGTCACACATCCACAGCAAATTTTCCGTAGAGGTTCTGCCGGTACCCGGATCATCAAATCTTGATGCGGCGCGCTTCTTTAGAATAGATTTGTAGCGCCGAAAGAGTTCTTTCGACGCTACGATTTCTTGTTGATCAGACACCGGTCGAACCGTAGCCGCCTGAGCCGCGCTCTGTTTCATCGAATTCTTCAACCACCTCAAAGGATGCGATGCTGACAGGAGCAACGACAAGCTGTGCAATGCGATCCCCGTGTTTGATCACGAACGGTTCTTTGCCTGTGTTCAAGAGGATCACGCCAAGCGGTCCCCGGTAATCGCAATCAACTGTTCCGGGCGCGTTTACGACCGTGATGCCATTCTTGAGGGCAAGACCGCTTCGTGGGCGTACTTGGACTTCGTATCCGTCTTCGACTGCAATCGCCAATCCTGTAGGAACCAGAAGACGCTCGCCGGGTTCGAGATTGTATGCACTGTATCCAGAAACGGCCAAGTTTGCGCGCACATCTGCGCCAGCCGCTCCGGCAGTCTGGTATTCAGGCAACGCAACGGATTGATCGGCCCCTTCGAGCCATTTGAAACGAACTGTCGGGTGCTTAGGCACAGTCGGGTTCTTCGTCATTCGGTATCTCCAAGGTAAAGTTTCAGTTCCGAAAAACCGCCAACGAGACTTACACCATGATAGATTATTGGTATGCTTGCCATGTCGGACTCGGCGGCTTTTGCCAAAAGTTCCGCCCGACCGAGCGGGCGTAGGTTATAGGAAAGCCCGTTGCTATCAAGAAGCTCCGCAGCTTTGTCACACCATTTGCAGGCGAAACCACTTCGAGTATATATGGTGTATGGTTTATTGTTCACTAAGGTTTCTCCAAGTATTTGATCAGAAGTTCAAGACGTGCTATCGAATCCGACACGTATCCCAAAGCAAGATTGCAGTGTCGGCACAAGATTCCGCGAACAACACCAGTTTCATGGCAATGGTCGGTGTGTACATCATTCTGATTTTCAGACAGATCATCGCCGCACGCCGCACATTTGTCATTTTGCTCCCGACGCATTTCTTCATGTTGGTGCAGCGTAATGCCTAGAGACCGCTTTAGTGCCTTGTGCTTCAATCTACGTGCATCGTAGTCAGGATGGCTGCGACACTCATCACAAAACACGCGAGTATTCCATCCTTTGCCAAAAAGAGTGAGAGCGAAGTTTTCCCCGCATCCGACACATTCGCGATCTTTGCTGAGTTCCATGTGAGCATACGCTTGATTTTGGATACCCTGCCGAAAAATCTGCGCAAAAAGATTTGGATTTTTCTTACGAATTTCTGCGGGAGACGCGTATTTTTGCGCCTCCCGTACAATCTCATTCGTTTTTCGTCTTGCACCCATTATCGAATTGGGCATGCGCCACCGGCACATTGATCGTCTTCAATCGTGGCGTCCAGCATGTCTGTTCCTGTGAAGTTTACCGGCTTGAGTTCGGAAACGTATTCATTATGAACCGCCTGTGTCACAGGTGTTTGTGGGAGATATGGATAGTTCAATTGTTCTGCAACGGCTTTCGGATCACGAACCATAGCAACAGGGTCCGGACGATACAAAAATGACACGCCAACGTAAGAACTCCAATTTTCTGTCAACCAGTCAACAATGTCCTGCACTTCGTCAGGGCTGTAATAGATGGTGATGGAGCAGTTGTGATCGACATAATTTTCCTGCAACAACTTGTAGCGATCAAGTTGGGACACAGCAGACTCTTGGTTGACTTCAACTTGTGTTCCGTCAACGTCAACGATGTCAAATTCAATGCCATTGTATTCCACGGGAATAACAACAATCTTTGCCATTTTGTCGAACGGGTGCGGCTCTGTTCGATACCCCGCGTCGATCACCGCTTTCAACAATGGATCATCCGCAGCGACAATGACGCGAACTTGGAGATATTTGCCCAACGGCAAGTGAGCGCCAGACGCAACTTCATCGCCCACCAAACCAAACACTTTGGATTGTGTGCCCGATGGTTTGACCGTGGTCACAAGGTGCGGTCGTGGCGTGCCCAATTCATCAGCCATGCCGTTCGCGCCGTCTTGTGCAACCTTACGCAGGTCCCGCAAGGCGTCCGCGTCTTTGTGGAATTCCCATCCAACAATTCCGGTCAGTCCGACGCCACACAGGCGGAGGAATTCATTGAGTTCGTGCCATGTGCGTTGGAGAATGCCATCATCCAAATTGACACATGTTTGGCGATAGTTCGCGCGCGCGACCAGCCACAAGGCACGATGTAGCCCTTCTTCATCTCCATTGAAACGACTGACCGCCACTTCAACAAGGTTACAGAATGACTTGTCGCCCAGCAGAATTTCTGCACATGGATTGACGCCTTTGAAATATGGCGCGCGCTTCATTGCAGCCAATGCGTTGATAAAGCCGGGTTCGGAGCCACCACCTGCTTCGATCATGCGGAAGATTTTTTTCAGTTCGCGCTTTGTCGGCTTGTGATAGAACAGGAGTGAGTTGTTCGACATACCACGATGCCACTTGCCGTTGTCGTTACAGCCTTTCTTTGCGAGCGCGAAATCTTCCCATTCGGGTTCGCCATAGGCATAGAGGGCAATTTCAGCAGATCGGCGGGACGAAAGAATTGTTCCAAGCCAATTCTCAACGTCGAGAATATCAATTGCAGACAAGAGGCTGCCCGCCGAGCGGTTCATGACTTCGACAATGCCTTCGATGGCTTGGGCAAGTTGGTGATCTCCGGAAGAAATCCAACCGTATCCCGAGAGCCGATACCCCGCCGGACGAATTTCGGAAAGATCAATGATCAGTTTCTTGGCGCGACCTTTGAATGCAACAATTTTTCCGAAGAACTTCGCCCACGCCTCAGCGCTGTCCCCGACACGGATATACCATTCGCCGGTTTTTTTGTTGAACGTCTCATAGTTGTCTGGCTGCCCCTTGACCGCCGGGTCTGAGATTGGATTGCCTTTGTCATCTTTCGGCAAAACTTTGGAAGAACGGATGATTTCTACGTCATCAATAACTTGTGTGAAGCCGTTCAGAACGCCCACGTTTGCTTTGAAGCCGACGCCGCAACCTTGGAGCAACAACCAAATGCTGTCCACCACATCGTGGACCGTTTGCACTTCCCCAAAAGAACAATTGAATTGAGATGCTTCGCGATCTTTTGCAATCTGCGTTCCCCCCAACCAGCGCGTGCGCCCCGATACCGTGACCTTGCGCGACATGAAAAGGTCGTACAGTTCTTCGAGTTCGGCTTGTTGTGCGAGGTCCAGCGGCTGTCCTTGTGCGCGTTCCCACAGCCATTTTTGGTGCTCGATAACACGTCGCCATGCTTGTTCAGGGGTTTCGAAAACGGTGCCGTGCTCGTCAAGTGGTCGTAGGTATGTGCGCCGCTCGACAATCTGCGCTAGAACGCTTTGTTGCGTCATTTATTCTTTCTCCAAGGCAAAAGGAATGCCGTCCGCAGTGTGAGTGCGGCTGCATATTTTTTCAGTTGTGGGTGGTCCTTCGGGACGTTCCTGCACTCTAACTCATGTGACTTTTTGAGTCAATCAAAAATATCTGTCAAGGTCATGCGGTCACAAAATTTAGTGGGTGCATCGGACTGTCAGGCATTATCTGGACAGTGCTCATGCACATACGTCTTTCCATTTCGTCACGATTGATAAGCTCGGACCAGCTTTTGTCAAAGTTTTTTCGGTCCCAACCATCAGGGTCCAGAATGAGAACGCCTGCAAAATGTTCGGTCTCAAGCCATTCTTCGGCGCTGCATAATTCTTCCACCATTATTCTTCATCCTTCAACTTTAATCCAGCAGCGTGGACAATAGCTCGCGTAGACGAAGGACGCCCGTCAAGCATATAGCCATATCCGCGTTTTTCCGTGAGCCGTTCACCCAGAATTCGCTGCGCTTTTTCCATAATTGTTTCCCCGCCATCCGGTTCAGCAATGATGGCTCCCTCCCGAGACAAATGTGTCGGTTGTTTATATCGGACTTGTTTTGATGGGCGGGGAATATTCAAGTCACGAATCCAGCGCCGTACTGTAGCCAAACTTACATCGTAATGCTCAGCAATTTGTTCGCGGGTCATGCCCTGCTTTTCGCGCAGGTCGATTATATCTTCACGTGTTGGGGTCATTAAGTTTCTCATTGAATGCTGCCAAAATGCACTCTGTGGGGACCTCACCTTTGGACATTCCCTCAAGCACAACCTGCCCGACTCTGGCAAGCATCCCGCTTTCGTACATGGCACGTGTAGCTAGTGCCAAAACCGCTGCGGGGGTTGGTTTGTTGTATTGTTCCTCTTTTTTAGATACGATTATCTCGGAAGTCATCGCCACCGACTGAGCACCAATATCTTCAAATTCAATTTTTACTTTCATCTATCTTTCCGTAGATTTCTAGTTCTCTGTCACACACGTCATCAGGACAAATTACACCGTCTGTACGACAACACATGAAAGGAGGGCAAGGGGAGCGCATTTTGGGCAAGTACACTTGCTGCCGCGCATGTAAATCCAGTGCCCGCAAGCCATTTCAGAAGTCAAGGGCATCAGCCAGCGTATTCCTTGATACACTCGCCGTCCAGCAATTTTCGGTACTGACGCCAGCCTTCGAAGTTACCGTGGAGCCACGGCTTTTCCCAAATGGGCATACCGTGCTCGCTCCAAACCTGTTCGTCTGGTGTTGCCTGATGTTCAGCAGGAGAGGCGTGCAACGGAATAGACCCAACAAGTCGGTCGTACAATGCCAAGTCAGCGTCAAAAGAGGGCGATTTGCCGTCATGTGTTTTGTATGACACGCGGGCGCAACGAGACACACTGACTTTGATCAAATCGTCAACAGTTGTTGGAATTGGGGCATGCGTCAAGTTCTCGACAGAGTTGATGTAGTCCCGCTCGGATTGGAGGACATATGGCAGATGCCATTCGCCGGGATTGCGGAAGGTCGGGGTGCTTCCTTCTACCGCCTCAAACATGGCATCTGCCAAAACTTTGATCTCCGGTTGTGCATCAGGGTGGCGGCGGAGAGCAAAAAAATTGTCGAGCGTTGTGGATGTCATCACCACTGTGATGTGGCTGAAAGGTTCCAGAATTCGGTTCACAACTTGTTTGTGGTAACCAGCACGCACGAAACCTTCGGCAACTTCGATTGCGCGATCTCGGGCTTCTTCCCATGCTTGCTGTGCTGTAAAATCCGCGCAGCCGCCGGTATCTGTCGAAAGCGAAAAAAGCGCATCGCTTTCTTCATTTGCCTGCATACCCTTCTGGTTCTTACCCCAGTGTACGGGCATTGCCGTGTCTTCACGGATCGACTGGATTTGACGCTCGACAGGAATGGCGCGCGACGAAGAAGCGTTGCGGCTGAATTGACGATGGGTCATAAATTCGGCGTGAATGAAGCGCGGATACCGCAGTTCAAGCGTTGTAATGCGTGGGCACTTTGGGCCGGTGCTGTCTTCAATAATCTTTGCAGTGATGCTCATCAGTTATCCCAATCTCTGGCTTCTAAATCATCTGGAAGGCCAAGCTTTGTCCCGACATACTTCCATCGTTGCGTTGTGGACCATCGGCGTCCGCAGAGAGTGCAGACATGGTTGGTCCAATATGAATCGTGCCCGTCCCAGTTCCCTGTGTTGCCTTCGTTCTTTGTCTCCCGAGCAATCAATGGGTGATGACACTCGTTTTGAAGTTCCACTTTCTGTTCGTGAAACCGTCTGAGCATTTCTTCCACGCGTTCCATTTCAGACGCAATAGATAGATCATGATCATCTAGTTTCGATAAAAGAAACGTACGCTCCGCTTCTTTTTTCTGTGCATCGGTAAGACTCATGACATCCCCAGTTCTAAATACCCAGCAGAAAATCCCCCAATAAGTCCGGTTCGAGAAACAGCGGCTACATAAACAATACGACCGTCATCCAGTGGTATGGGTTCGATCACGCTTTCAATAATAGAAAGACGGCGTTCCATGGGCTGCCCGTGCAACCATTCACAGTCTGCTGGAATTCCGGTAACACCGGGGATTGCGTCTCCAATGTTGTATGCAACTTCTGTTGCGGATGAAGCGGTTCGACACAGAAAATGTATTTGAACCGTATCTCCCACTGTTTGTGATGCCGCTGACGCGGCGAGAAACACAAACGCAATGAACAAGAAAACGGCAATGCCGTAACTACGAATACTCATGCGATCTCGTCCCGTTTTGCGGCATTGCGAAGCATCGAAACAACCAGCCCCCACGAAGGCAAGTCTTTATCCCGCTTGGGTGCTGGGATCACAGTCTTGAAACGAAGAAAAGGCTTCGACCCTTTGTACTTGTGGCAATGCCAATCGACTTCAATAAGGCCCGCCCAGTCAGGAACTTCGTCGTGAGGAATGACTCCCTTCGGTGCGATATACCAAAACTTATCGGAGAACAATCGCGCGCCACGTTGCTTGCGGTGGTTGTCCCGGCGGAAGTCAGATCGAGACACTTTAATCTCGTAGGCTTCCATACGGTTACCAGTCGAGGGGGCAATGTTCAATGCCAAGAAATCAATGCGCCCCGCCATTTCGAACCCAGAAGAAAGCCGAAGGTCGATAAAGCACCAGTCTTTTTTGTGCTTCTTTGACAGTTCTTTCTCGATGTCGGTTGCCACTATGGTGTCGTCACGATAGCTCATCCGCCTTGCTGCCACGCATGATGTGCGTCTATAGCGGATTGCATTTGCATGCCTTCATGAACATCATTTAGCACATTTGAGCGCAAATCTTCCAGCGTTCCGCCATTGTGGATAGAGATATCCGTAGGAACCATGTCGATGAGTGTTTCAGAAGAATGTTGTGACGCTTCATCTGTCGCCGCGTCAGCGGCATCTCGTGTGATCCGGTACTTCACCGCACCCAAATCATCAAGAACCAGACCTTCATGCGGAAAACGATAATCGCTGCACACAATGCGATCACCAAAGACGCCGGACTTTACACGCATCTTGAACATTTCAGACCACATGTCTGTGGAAATCATTTCACGCCACTCTGTTCCGAGTGTCTGCATTGCATAACGCGGCGTTTTGCCTTGCAGCCATGGGCACGGTTCTTCTTTCAAGTCGCCCTCGATTTTGCGCTCGATCTCATCGTCTTCGAGACCACACGTGCTATACATAGCGCGCAGCATGTTCTTCAACGGGTCAGCGAATTTCAAATCGACAAAACCCATTTCTTCTACTAGCGCCTTTGCTGCTTCGGATTTGCCCGAACCGCGTTTTCCTGTGAATGCTACAACAGTCATTGATATATCCTTATACGATTTTCGGATCGGAAAACGTCAGGGTGCCCCCGTCGATCCGAACAGCGAAATCAGGGACATCCCAAGACCGTGGGTCTTCTTCTGGTGTTTCAAGCCACTGATACCACCGATCAATAAATCCGTGAGGTATGTAGTAGCTGTGTCCGCTGTCGTCGGAAACGGTGCAATAACGTTGTGCCATGCCGAAGCCTTTTGTCACATATAGATTGCGACGAAGTTAATCCGCAATCAGTTCAAATTGCAGGGTATCTCCTGCTTCGATCTGGATGAAGTCACCCTCGACGCTGACCTCAACCGCTTCTGTGGGATCGAAGGTCTCATTGCCATTTACGTCGAACAAGTAATCGACTTCTTCCACGGAACCATCTGATGCAATTAAAAAGATGTCCCATTCGCGGGCTTCGCCGCCATTTGTGATTATCATGTGTATTCTTTCTATGTCACGACGACAGTAAGGTCTTTTGCCGCACGTGTAATTCCTGTGTACAACCAGCGTGATCCTTGGTCACGGAATACGCCACTTTCATCATGCACAACAACATCGTCCCACTCGGAACCCTGTGACTTGTGTACAGTCAGTACGTGCCCGAAATCCAGATGCTCGCATTGTGCTTTTGCGGAATAAGCCGCTTTCGTGTCAGCAGAATAAGAGTTCTGCTGACGAAACACGTGTTCCTCGAACAGGGGTTGCGCGCAACTCAGGGTGTATTCCAAACCATCTGCATCGTCATCAGCAACCTGCAATGTAAGTCGAGCATTTCCGTTTTGCAGATCGCCGTGATCAGTTTTGTTGCGAAGGATCGACCCGTTGACAAGGCCCGGATGTTTTTTCGAGTTCCGACAAACCAGCAAAGGTTCGTCTTGCATAGGACCAGTCTCGGTAATACCAAGTGCCTGACGAATTTTCTTGGTCAGCTTCCATCGGGTCTTGTGTGTTCCACACAAAACCATCGCATCCCGCTCAAGATTGAGTGTTACGTCATCTTGGTTACGTCGAACAACTTTCACACCGTCGCCGTAATCACCGACTTTCAGGTCTTTGCCCTGACGGGCCATAGTTGCAAGTTGGATAATCGGGTTGTCCGCAGCTTGCCGGTGAATCTCGGTCAGGAAGACATTTGGATCATCCATGTTGAAGCCCCATTCGGAGCCAACGGGTGGCAACTGTCCCGGATCACCGAGAGCGAGTATGGGCCGTCCAAATAGTGCGAGGTCTTCGGCAAGCGTCGTGCCCACCATAGACGCCTCATCGACAACGAACAGTTTCACCTCGGGCGCAATTTCTTCTTCCTGACGAATCATGAAAGAAGGGCCTTCGCTGTCCATGGCTTCTCGCAAAGCGTTTTCCAGCTTTGAAAGGTGTCGATCAACCTGATCAAGGGTCATGCCACGAATTTGTTCGTCGTGGTGCTCTTGGCCCATTTGACCTTTACTTGCCAGCCAATCGCGGTGATAATCAAGACGGTCAATTTCCCGCTTGATTCGGTCGGCTTCCATCGACTTGGGTGTGTAGATGGCTTTGTGAATTGTCGTAGCAGGCTGCGACCAGCCGTCCGCCCGAAGCTTGCTTGTCAGCACCTTCGCGGCTTTTCCGGTGGGAGCCATGAATTGAACTTCGTCCTCAGAAAGTCCGATGTGTTCGATCATCGCGCCAACGCATGTTGACTTACCCGACCCAGCATACCCACAGAAAGTGAATGCTTGACCATTTGACGAGTGATCGTATCCGTGACCCGCGTAGCGGGCATTGAGAAATTCTCCCCGCAAAGAGTCGGCATCGTTATACCACGATGCCGCTTCTTTGACAGCGGAGAACTGATGGTCGGTCAGAGTGACCCCCATAGGATCACCCCTTATTTGGTTGTGGAAGTCTCGCCCAGAAAGTCGCCCAGCTTTGCGATCAGAGCTTCGGCTTGTGCGACTTCGGCGTCAGCAGCGGCCTTCTTGGTTTCTGCGGTGCGCATGGCATTTGAGGCATCAGCCGATGCCGTCTTCTGCGCAGACAAAACAGATTTCAAATTGGTCTGGACCTTCTTGAGCGGGGCAAGAGCGGCAGAGACTGTGGTTGGTGCGGTGAGTTGCATTAAATAACCTCCTTGGTGTTTGGTGTGGATAGGCCCACGAGTGGGGCCTATCTACCTGTTATTGTGGGTCGTGTCAACCCAGATTCGCACCGCGTGCGCCGCGACGACCACGGCGGGCAGTTGCGGGCTGTTCAGCCGGTGCATCCGCTCCCGTATCAGGCGCATCCGACTTGTCTTCAACCGCTGGGGCTGCATCATTCGGCGTCGGTTCGTCATCATAGTCCGCAGGATTGTCGCCCTGCACACCCAAGAGGTCTTCTTCGGACATCCAATCCACAATTTTCAATGCAGGTGCCCAGCGCTTCTTACCGGCGGACTTCGCCTTCGGTTCGTAGCTGTTTGCCGTGACTTCGATGATCGGAATCAGACCCTGCTTGAGTTTGTACTGCCGTCCAAAGGACTTTCGCAGCGTGTGGAAAGAATTCATCGCCACGCCCTTGTTCAGCTTGAGGGTGAATTCCTCATCGCTGCCGTCAAGAGGGCGCATGTTGAACGATGCTTGGACACTCCATCCATCCCGGAAATTCGCAGGGTCGTCTTTTTGAGCCTGCATGATTTCTTCGATAGACATATCGATATCGCCCTTCGGATCATCCGGAAGCTCCATCGGTGGATTGTCAAAGGACAGCGGGTTTTCAATCAAGGCGTCGGAGAATTGCTCCATTACCTTGCCATCCCACCAGAACGACCAGACCCACTGGGCGTTCATCATGTCCGCAGCAAACCGCGTGCCATGTTCGATTTCATCGTCGTCTTGACCTGCTGTAAACAGACCAGTCGCGCCGGTGAATTTCACATAGGTAGTCGTACCACCTGTTCCTTCCGAGCCTTGTGCGGTGAACGGATCACCAGCCGGAGCAACTGCACGTGAGGATGCATTGACGAGTTCGTTAGACATTACCTTATTTCCTTACTTCTTGTTTCCTTAATTCCCGTGTCTCAATTTACCATCCGGGCACGGGCACCCTTTTGGCACATTGGGTTTCCCCGATGTTACTCTGTAAGTCCCAATTCGCGAGCATAGTCACGCCATTTCGAGACCTTACGTGCTTTGTTTTCCCAGTCTTCTGGAATTTGATCGATGCCTGCATCGCATTCATCGTTCAACATTTTCATAACACCCAGCACGTCATTGAATTCTGCTTGGATGCGATGCGCATTGGACAGCGGCGTCCCCGTTTGTCCGCCGAAAACTTCGTCAAGGCCGAATTGTTGCGCCTTGATTGCAATTTGCGCCAATTCGGCGGCTTCTTCTGCGAGCTTGCCGAGCAAGTATTGTTGATTGGTCATCATTTTGCAGTTGTCACCGTCAATTTTTCGAACCCAGCGCCTTCTGACATGAAGTCGTCTGGATCAAGTCCCGCTTCAATCAACTTGTTCTTGTCAATTGTTTTGCGGCCTTTTTGTGTTGTGTATGAGACCTTCCAGTCATCGCCAACAGCACGAGATTCGCCGTGAACAATGAGTGCTTGTCGGATGCGTTCGTTAATCACTTCCAGTTCGCGCTCGGCGTCGTCTTTGGCTTCTTTCATTTGTGTCCGCTCAGTTATAAGCGGTTCCAACGATCCCAAAAGTTGCGTGTCTTGTCCTGCAACTTCGGTCTTGTTCAAAGCTTTTCGTGAGGCCGGGACACGCCCAACCGACGCTTGACGACAGGTCTGCTCGTATGGGCAGTATTGGCACATCCCATCCAGCTTACCCTCGGCATGCAGTTCTCCTGCGGTTTCTGCCGTGAACACTTTCTCGTTGCGGGCGCGTCCAATACGATACTGCTCATCATCATAAGGAATGATGAAGATACGAATATCATCCAGCCACGAAGCGTTCACATACATGAGGACCGCGTAGTTTGGCTTGTATTTTGTTGTTTCTCGGATCAAGCCCATTTGCATTTGGGTCTGTCCCCGGTGAACCGGCTTTTCGTGATCCAACGTCAGGCGCGGGTCAAAGGATTTCATCTCAAGGACAATTGAATCCTCGTCGGTCAAATGTTCCAGCCCGTAGTAAGCAAGAAAATCTGCCGGAAGATTTGATCCATCTTGTGTGATGATCAGGCCGTCAAGCGTTGCTGAGTGAATGCCGTCCAGAATAGTGTCCTGACCGTCGCCCGCCATGATGAGATCGAGACCGCGACGACGAAGACCTTCTTCCACTGCCGGAACAATGTAGTGGTTCTCGATGATGTTTCCGCGTTCCATCGCTCCCCACGATTGTTCGAAGTGGGGGTCTGGCTCGATACCGAATTCGTGTCCGCGCTTCGTGTACCAGTTCTTACGCAAACAACCAAAACATTCGGAGGCACCAACTGTCAAGCGGCGGTCCTGTTTCCACGTTTTCTGATTGTTTGCAATGTGTTCATCATACAAATCTTCAAACGTAAAGCCGTCCGAAGGAATGCTTTCTGGTACGCCGTTGGCGATCAATTCATCATAATATGTCGGCATCAGGCGCTCCGCGTAAATTCTTCTTGGAATGCACCGATATGATGCAGGTGGTAGTAGACGCGAGCACACGCCCGAACGTCCACCAAAGCATCGTGCGCGCCTTCCAGTTTTTCTCCGAAGAAATGCGCAACGCATTCTTCGAGCTTGGGCCATTTCCATTCACCGTTCCGCTTGGGCGGAGCTTTCACAATGTCCTGCGAGGCGAACATCGTACAAATCAGGGTCTTGTCTTCAAACGGGTCCCAATATTCTTGACCCGTTGCTTGGCAATAGACCTGCATTGCGCGGCGGATCACAACAATGTCGTAGCTGATATTGTGTGCCACAATGGTGTCGGCGGTCGCTGCCATGTCCAGAAACAGTTCCATTCCGGTAACCAAATGGATGCCAAAAGCATCCGCACGCGCATTGTCGATACCGGTTGCTTTGTAGGCACCGTCCGAAACAATCCACGGCTTCACGCCGTCAACTGTATTTGTTTGGATGAGTACGTTTGCCGCGCCCATTTCGAGTGTGTTGTCAGCGTCCAGTTTGACACCAATCTGGACAGGCATCGGTTGATCCGGATGCGTGTGTGGCTTGTTTTTCTTGGTCAAGCCAGTTGTTTCAGTGTCAAAGAAAAGCGTGTTCATGTCGGGTATCCTTAGATGTGCCTTTTTGCCATAAGAACTCTGGCATGTCAAGAAAAAAGTGAGGCGTCAATGCGTTTCTGCCCAGTTAATTCCAATTTTTGCTTCGGCAGTGATTGGGCAGTTAAATCCGAAGTGATCCCCAGCCAGTGGTGCCGTGTTTTCCATAATCTCTGCGGCACGTTCTGCCAAATCTTCACGAACAGCAATTTGAATTTCGTCGTGAGACCAGCTTGAGAAATAGTATTCCAAGCCAACACCATGATCCCAACCCTCGTCAAACATTGTATCGTCAACCAGCAGACACCATTTCTTTGCGAGAAGCGCGCCGTCTGATTGCAGGCGAAGATTGAGTGCAGAGTGCTTCGAACGAGCAAACAGGCGGCGTCCGTCCAATCCACGAATGGTTCCGCTGTTCTGGCGCATTTCTTTGTGGATAGCTTTGATAGCTTCTTTCAAGGACGGCATAGCCGCCATGAGTTTCGCCCGCAAAGTTTTCCCCAATGCACGCTGACGCGTTTCGGAGGAAAGCGGTTCCACAATTGATCCGAGCTTCGCATCGCCACCGCCGTACATAAGCGCGTAAAGAGCACGTTTCGCAACACCACGACTGATCCCGGCGAGGTCGGCATTCTTTTGGTGAATGTCCCCAGTCAGAACAACGTCAACCAGTTCTCCGCCGTCAAACTCGTAAGTTAGATTAGAGAGGCATCGAAATTCCACGCCGGACTGGTCACAACCAACGAGCTTGTAGCCTTTGGGCACTGTGAAAAGTTCACGACAATCCCAGCCATGATCACCCTCGCGACCACGAACGATGATTTTCCACTCGCCTTTTTTGTCCTTCCATTCGGACTCTACGTGTGTGCCTGCCTTCTTGTGGCGTTCCACAAGTGCAAGCCCCTTGTCGTAGTCTTTTGGTTCCAACGGGTTGACACCCGGCACCTGAGAAACATTGGGAGCGGCGTGAGTTGCGCGTCCAGAAACCGTTCCACCAACATTTACACGCCCATGGATACGCTGGTCAGCACGAACAAGTTTCAGCCAACCATTACGTCCATCCGCGACCATGCCGATGCGTTTCTTGTAGTAAAAGATTTCCGCCAATGTTTCTGCCAGCGGAATGTGCTCTACGAGGTTGCGTAGAATTTCGTCGTCAACCCGTGCATTGCCTTTCTCGGTAAAGTCTTGTGGTGTCCAACCATACATGTGAGACAGACGATCAACAATTTGCTGACGGCTATTTGGGTTAAATTCCCGCAACTCTACCTTGACAAACGGACAGCCTTCTTCGACGGAACCATTTACCTTTTTGTACTCTCCGGTTTCCGAATACTTACGGATACTCTTAACACGGTTCATCGACTTTTTTGGGATCGTTACGTTGGCCCAAGTGCGGCGCTTTGCGCTCTCCCCGTGATCGGGTTCCATGGTTTCTTCATCGTGCCAGCGCGCAGGGCGAAACCAAATACCAATGGCTTCAACCGCTTTGTCATAAAACTTATCGTATTCTTCTTGCAGTTGGACAGCCAGTTTTTCCGCCCGTTCCAAATCGAAAAAGAAGCCGTTCCGTTCCTGTTGGATCATCAAAGCATGGATATTGTGCTCAAGGCTGATTGCCTCGGGCGACCATTCCATCACCTCAATACGGTCCCAAAGCTCTTTGTTGACTTCCACGTCATTGACACAGTAGTCATGCATGTCTTCATTCCACGTTCCCCAGACGTAGAAGTGTAGTTCTTCGTCTGTCGGTGGTTCGAGGCCCGCTTCTTTGTGCTGCGCCTTTAGAGCCAACTCACGATCTTTTTTGTAATCGCCTTTGTGCTTTCCGAGACGCTGGCCCCAAGCTTCCAGACCCTGCAAACCGATCAAGCGTCCTTCAAGGTCACCCTTTGCTGCCATGCGGAAGTCTTTTTCTTTCACGTCCGCGAAGCACATACGCGACATGACCAACGTGTCGATGATACGCGCCTGTGGCTGGAACCACGGAAAGATCAATTGAACTGCTGGAATATCAAAGTCAAGAATGTTGTGTCCGACCAGAAGGTCTGCATCCATCAGAAGCTTTACGCCATCTTCAAGATCATTTTCGTCTGGCGTGTTGACATAATCAACAATCTCGCCAGTATCGATGTCCATGATGACAATACAATGGATACGATCCATAGCAAACACACCAACCGCCCCTTGTTCTTCCAAGAGACCGTTGGTTTCAATATCGAAGATGAGGCGTTTGAATGTGGACATTTACAGAGTCAGGACCATGATTATCAGAGTGATGTATACAGCCGCGTAAGCGGCGCGAACTAGGCTAGTGCCTCGTCCATTGGGGTTTTGTCTGCCATCCATGCGGGTGCCACGTCCTTCAAATACATGATTTCACCCACTTCGCGAACGTAGTCCAGCGGAATTTTTGGGTTGTTCAAATGGTCACGTTTGCCCAGCATAGACATCCACTTGGCAAAAACCGGCTCCATCGCCGCAGTCTGCACAAGATATGCTTCCTGCAACGTAATACCTTCGTACGTAGCAAAAACAAAACGACGCGAGCGATACCGAGCAATGGTTCCGGAATGAAGGTGGTGATTTGTAGAAAAGCCTTTGACGCCACGAGAAAGGTCGAGTGTCTTCAACTCATATTCATTTCCCATGCGATCACAAGCATCAGGACCGGTGCGTCCCGGAACGATATCCAGACCAACGGCAATAGCAAGCTGCGCCACTTTGCCGCCATTGTCGCTGAAAATGTCGGGGATGCCGTAGTGCGAAGCGAGTTCTTGATAACGGCGAACACCGGGCCAAAGTTTTTCGATTTCTTCGTAGCGAAGATTCATATGTGTCGGCATACTATGCTCCCAAAAGTGATTTGATTTCTTCGTACGCCGCCATGTATTCTTCGCGGGCCTTTTTCGGACGCCAGTAATAGAAGTCTGGATCGATGTCGCGCAGAGCGCGTACCGGCGTAGAAGGTACATCCCAAAGATCAGATGGGATTGCGCACATTTCTTGGGACTCGGCCCAGAGAAGTTGAATGTCGGCGTACTTGACCCAGCGATGAATTTCTGGATCAAAAGGCACATTGTAGCCGTCGATAAAGGCGCGCTCAGCCAGTGCCTCGTGCTGTTTGTATTCGGGGCTTACCGCTTTGAGCGGGCTGGGCATATCTGTGTAATACCCTTCAACCGCATCGTGCAGAAGTGCCCACGCAAGCGCCCGCTCGGGGCAGTCGGGGCGTGTTTTTCGAAGCTCTTTCAGGAAGCGATATACATACACACTGTGTTGTGCGATGCAGTAAATCTCGTCTTCCAGTTCGGGTCCATCTTTCAATTGACCATTGTAACGGCAGCATCGAGAAATCCCGGCTGCCATATCATTGATGTCGAATTGATCCGGGGTGACAGCATCGTAGTAGAATCTTTTTGCGGATGCGGTCTGAATCCAGTGGCTGCGGCTCATTGTTTTCTCCTTCGCCGGATGTGATACACTGTGAAAAGTCACATGTCAAGCATTAACTGTCCAAAGCTTTGCTGATGATGTCCATTTTTTCTAGGATGGCGGCTGCCATGTAGGCTTCAATCGATCCGTCAACAAGAAGATATTGTGCGATCACAGCGTTCAACTGACCGTGACGCCATGCGCGATCTTCGGCTTGTTCCATCAATGCCGGAACCCAGTCAAGTTCTGCAAAGACAACAAAACGTGCGCGTGTTAGTGTCCAGCCTACGCCCATCGCCATAATGTTTCCGAGGATTACATCGTAAAGACCGGCTTGGAAATCGTCTACAAATTGCTGTCGTTTCTTTGTGGAAACATCACCTGTGATTACGGCTACGCGAATTCCAAGTTTTTCTAGTCTCTTTTGTAGTTCCTTAATTACCGATTTATGATAGGCAAATCCGATGACCGGTTCGTCGCATGCAACCAGCTTCGCAATGTGATCGGCAACCATGCCAACTTTTGCAAGCGCTACTTCCTCGCGAGCGGCACTCATTTCTGTAAACAGCAATTGATCTGGTGCAGACAGTGTTCTAACCGCCGCCTCAAGATCAGGTTCTTCACTGTCTTGTAGAGAGAGAGCTTCGGCAATTCGGTCAGAAAGTCCTTCCATCATCGTAATATAACGGAATGGGCTATCGTCTTCACTCAAGCCTAATAGTTTCTCGTATTGCGCCAATGCGCTTTCGACGCGGTTCTTTTCTTTCTTGACCGGCGTTTCCAATTTGTCCTGCGGCAGGATGATTGGTTCTCGCGTCTTGTCTGGAAGTTCTTTTAGAACGGCTCGTTTGTCCCGACGAATCATAAAGCGTTCACGAAGGATTGCACTCAGTTCTTCGAGATTAGATGCGCCGCTCGCATCAATACCAAAATGACCGTCTTCCGCATCGCAATATGTGTATGCGTAATTCTCCCAACTTGCCCCCAAACCTTTTGGGTCGCACGCTCGGATCAAATTCCACAATTCAATTGGGCGAGAAAGTATGGGCGTGCCTGTCAGATACAAAGCACGCACAGAAACAATTTCTTCGTACGTCTTAGCGTCTCGAACTTTTACGCCATTCTTCCTTTTTGCCGGACGCTGCCCACCAAATACACACTGCGTACGCAATGCATCGGCTGTTTTCAGCAGGTGGCATTCGTCTGCCACCATCAAATCCCATGTAATAGCTTTGACCTGAGAGTCGAATGCGTCAAGCATGTCGTAATTGACGATTACAACGTCTGTTTCTGGCCAAACATGTTCAGTCCACGTGCGGTACACGAGCTTATTGTTGTCGTCCCGCACCCGCTCACCCTGATCATTTAGCACATGTTCGCGGCGAATGATGCTCTCGGCAATTCCAACAGTCTTGCCATGGATGTCCCACTTAATCCACTCGCGCATCCAGTTAATCTTCAAAGACGCGGGGCAAATTACGAGAACACGTTTTGCACAAACGACATTATGGACACCGATTGCCTGAATTGTTTTTCCCAATCCCGGTGGATCGGCAATTAGCGTTTTGTCACGTTTGACCGCATATTCAATTCCGGCGCGCTGGAATGGCATATATGCCAAACCGTCTGGTGCGGGGAATTCGGCATCAGTGTCTTCGGCCCAAGACGCAGCTACAACTGCTGCGGCAATCGCTTCTGCATTCTCAAGGTATTCAAGCGCGGCCCCCGTCGCGTGCTCGAAAAGATTACGGGCTTTATCCTCGTTTGCGGTTGTCCAGCCTTTGACGTTTTTGTCATAGACCCAACCGTTTCTTTTGAAGATTAGTCTTTCGGCATAATTACAGCCCGAGCGTCCATCAGACAATCGGGTTGTAAATACTCCGTCTACGCGATCAAATTGAGGCATTAACCGAAAATATATTCTCTTACTTGGATTTCAATGGTGGTGTCTTCTGGAACCAGAACTTCATTCGGTGATGCGAAGAATCCATCTGGGGGAAGAACTGTGATTAGATCAGGCTCGTCTCCGGCACCAGAATCGATCACGACGCGAATGACGCCGTAATCCGTGATGATTTCGAATTCATCCGAAGTGTTTACCGCACTTACCAGCGTGTTGTGAAATACAACATTTCCCAGAAGCTCGTCTGTGAGAACAAAATTCAGGGAATAAGTCGTTCCTTCATCAATACCGGGGTAAGCGTAACCATTTTCAGGGGTGACGATTGCTGGTGGCACTGGGTACGTCGATCCAAATCCAGTGTAGCCCGGAGGTTCGCCGTGCCCACCCGCTAACGCGGGTGAAGTCAACAGACACAAAATGGCGAGAAGCCGAAACATCAGCGCTTGCGGTTTTTCTTGCCGACATGTTCATTCATGTGGCGACGGAGATTTTTGTCCTGCTGGCGAGCTTCCGCGCGGCGGACTTGCCGAGACTTCGGTGCCTCGGGTTCTGCGTTGGCAATCGTGGCGCTTTGGACGCCGCCCATAATTTCTTCTTTTGTGATTGGTTGTGCTTCCATGATATCGTGTGTCCCCAAAATTACGCCGCCGCGTTGTGCTGCCGCTGCTACAAGAGCTTTTGTCATAGCAGCATGTTCGCCCACTGTCAAGACTTTCATCGCTTAAAAACCATAACTTCGCCGGAAACCAAACGCATGTAATCTTCTCCATCATGAAGAACCGGCACCGTCTCCATAAATCCAAGCGAATTAGGTTCCATGTGGGAGATAGTACGTTCAACGTTCTTTCCGTCCACAGTGACGGTCATTGTAGGCGCGCTCATTGGTCAGGCCAGATCGTTTGACACACCGCTGCACACTTGTCCAAATCCAGCCAATCATCAGTCCGGACGCCGCTTTCCATGTCGATCCAAAAACGATGCTGGACCCCAATGTTTTCCAAGACTTCTGCAACGTTTTCAGGGCCGATGCCACCTGCATATCCGCAAAAGGTTCCAGAACGGGCACTCGGAAATTCTGTTTCCACCACGCCGCGCCCGCCTGATCGGTCGAGCAGAAAATCAAAGTCAGGGTCGTTGGGGAAAACACCGTCACGATGTTGCAGGATGATGCGTGTCCCACCGTTGCCAAACATGTCGAGGTGGTGACGCAGATTGTCCATAGTGTCTTCGTACGAACCAGAATTGACCTGAATGCGTCCGTATATGTAGGGATTTACAACATCCCAACCGTCCCGTGTTTGGAACTCCCGAGAAACTGAACCGCACACGTGTGCCGCCAGCATAAGACCGCGATCAGCACCAAAGTCTTCTATGCGTTCTAGGTCCATGTCCTGTGGGTATCTCTGCGATTTCGACGTGCGAGAATGCAGCACACCCCATTCAATTGGGTAGCGGTCGGAAAGTTCCACAACCCGGTGCAAATCAGTTTTGGCGTCAACGCCTGTGAATGTGACGTGATTGAGTGTCATGTTATCTCCAAAAACGGTAGGTCACCTTTACGGTAAAGAGGATGGGGTGGCTCACCTTTCCCTTTACCGTTGCGCTCGCCAATCGAATATGGTGTGTGACCTTCGTTGCGAATAAGGTCTAGGACTGCCTCAGAGCGCCCCTGATAGACGCCATGGTTTCCCCATGCACAGACTACCATATCGGCTTCCAGCAACGCCTGACGGATCACTGTGTCGTTCTCAGGCCCAATGGGGTCTTGCGCGGCTTTCATGTCCTTTGGATCAGTCGCACGGAAAGCAAACAGATTGACGACCTCAATGCCGCCCATGTCTTCCCGCTTGGCAAATTCAATGCAGCGTCCGATTGTAGGATCATCGACAACCGCGTCAGCGGTTGATGGGTTGAGCATTACAAACAACATGACCGGGAATTCTTCGTCCCAATCTCGTGACAGGCTGTAGCGGTAAATGCCGTCTTCGGAAATGTATGCGTCTTTGATCATAACCGTTTCCTCAGATTTGCAACAATCATCTCACGCTCCAAAGGAACGCCCATGACACCATATTCCATTGTCGTAAACGTGGCTTCGATGTCGTTTGGAAGCGCGCGAACAGCCGCGTTAAGTTCTTCCTCGGCTTTACGCACGCGGCTGATCTTTTCGCTGACTTCTGCTGAAAGAACTACAGTCTCGCCCATCAGAATTCCTTACATTTTTTGAGCCACCACTTCTTTGATGCCTCGGTGATGTGCTTCGACACATCTTTCCATTCAAGTCCGGCATCCGCAAGCTCGACTTGAGATTCCTTCTTGATGTCTTGTCCCATCCATTTGAAGAAGTCGCCGGTTCGTGCCGGTTCCGCCACACCTTCACAGCCCTCAGTCAATGCCTGTTCACAACGTGCGGGAGTGACAAACATCTCGACAAATTCAGCCACGCCTTCGGGGATTTCCACGAAAGTCGGAACAAGCTTTTTGTTGTTCTTGACAGAGTGTGCTTCGGTCTTTGCTTTGAAGGTTAGCATCGAGTACAGATCACGCGGCATTCCAAGCGTTGCGTCGTCCCCGTCCAAATCGGTGATAGGAGATACGACCCACCCTTCGCCGGGTCCTTCCACGCCAAAAATGCCGTAGATAAACGGGTCGCGCTCGCCAATGCTTTGCACAGCACGTCCCGCTTCTCCGCCCAGCGCAAGGCATTCTTCTTCAATGCCCAGATGGAACGGCTTGTCCCAAATTGTGTCCCACGGCAAAACAATCACGTCATCCAGATCAGGAATCATCTGTTCAATGGTGTCCGGATCAGTGAGCATGTCGTCTTCAATTTGAACAGCAAAAATGAAGAAGTATTTCTGGTCCAGCCCACACACGGCGTCACCCTTCTGGATGCCTTTTCCTGCCCATTCACCAAAGAATGTGACACGGCCCGTGGGGAGGTCTGCTGCCGCCCATGCGGCTTTGTGAGGTTCAAGCCACGTGGCGAACCCAGAGTTGTCCATCTCGGGTGTAATATCTCGTGTGCGAGACTGTGCGTAAACGCTACCGTCTTGTTCGATACGAACGCCTGCGTTGGTGCCGTGTAGTTTGATCTTCGCACCAAACTTGACTTCTGCGGGCTTCTCAAAGCGGCGCTGCCCACGGACGACATGGGCGAAAGATTCGATGCTGGGGAATTTTATGAACATGCCTGCCTGATCCTTTATGGGTTGGGAAAGGCCCCGTTAGGGGCCTTCCATTGTCTTACAGAGAGGCGAGCCAGCCTTGAAGTGTCGAGCGCGGTACGCCGTGTAGGCGACTGAATCCGCGCTGTCCAAGACGTTGAACCTCGGATTGAAGTTCTGAGGCCGTGAAGGTTGCGCCAGTCGCTTGATGCGAGAACGTGCGCGGTACGTTGTCCTCCTTGAGTGGCGTCAGATACTGCGCAGCATCCATCTGGTGATCGACAGTGCCTCCGGCAATCACAACTTCGTCTTCCACAGGGTCTTCGTCAGCGGACACTTCAACACACGTCAGCGGCATGATGTCGTATTCTTCGACGTAGACTTCTTCACGCATACCGTTCTGCCACACTACCGTGTAGTTGGTGTAGTAGGTGGTCTCGCCGTCATCGATCCATTCACCGTCATCGTCGTAGTAACCCTCATCGGATTCTTCTTCGCCGTCTTCCATATCGGTGATGACGCCGACAACACAGGAATTGCCTTTGACAACCAGACAATCAAGGTCAGGTTCATCGTCAGTTTCGACCCAGTAATCGAAGAAGTCTGTCCGCGTGGTGAACGCAGGCAGGTCAACCAGAGACTCGGGCAACGGCACTTTGTTCTGTGACGGTGTATCGACCACATGTTGCTTCTCGATGGACGCGATTTCGTGGTCGCTGGTCACTTCGGCAAGAACTTCGTAGCGACAAGTGCGCATCTTGGAAAAACCGTAGTCGGTCGGAACAGACACAACGTCGCGCGGATTGACCTTGCAGGCCACGACCTTCGCATTGGTCGAGTAACCGTTCAGATAAATCGATGCGCAGACGTGCAGGCCGGTAGAACAGGTCTCATTCGGGTTGTCGTTGACCTGCTCACGGGGCATCTCAACGATCTTGCCGGGGCTGTTGTCCATCCGAGAACCGTCAGCGTTGGCGTGCGCGCTGGTGAAGTCTTCACGCACATACTTGAACGCAACAAAGCATCCATCGGGAGTGAGCGGCGCTTGGAACCGGTCAATGAAATTGTACAGACATTCCCGCGAACGATCCGAGGGGTTCTCCATCACGTTGTTGAGGAACCAGACCCACGGCGTGGCGTCCATACCTGCATCCAACAACTGGATCAGCTTCTCGGTCAACGTCGAGCGAACAGGTGCGCCACGGTAGAAGACTTCGTTTCCAACCACTGTCACCATACCAGCCGTGAGGCGGCTGACCAGTTCACGCTTGTCCAGAAGCTCCGCAACAAGAAGCTCGTCATGGTCTTCAAGGGCAGGGTCGGTCAGGTGAGCGACAAGCCGGTCATATCCGGGGTGCGCGGCGGGGATGGTTTGCAGGGTGTTTCGGACAAACACCGAAAGGCTCTGGTCCGAGAATGTGTAAAAAAGCTTAGGCATGGGTTCCTCCTTATGCTGCGGTTGCAGTGGCTTTGTGACGAATCGTTTCCGCCGCTACATCACAGGTGTAGATGTATTTGGCAAGTATGTCAACCAGTTTGTCCCGATTGCTGTAGCGGTAGTTGGTGCAGATCATTTCGATCAGAGGATAGCTTTCCTCCATCAGTTCTGCATGGAACTCCATTTCACCGACTTCCGGTACATCGCCTTCCAGCATTTCTTCATCGCCCATGGCGCGAACAAATTCCAGTAGGGTATTGGCTTGCGAAGTGTCTTCGTTCTTGACGGCGTTGAAGAATTCAACGGCAGAAATGGCATCCGATTGTGCGTCAATCAGAGATGGGTCCAGATAATCCGACAGGCTCCGGAGAACCGAATTCTGGCGGATGGTGTTGATTGCTCGCGCACGCAGGGCGGCGTCAGCGCCGTCAGTCTCGTCATACGTCTCCTTCGCGAGGTCGTACAAGTCAACCCACTGTTCGCCCTCAAATCCCTTCCACAGAGTTTTGGGAACGCCATAGATGCGCTGATCGGATTCAATCGCACCCATCTGACGCAGAATGCGAACCATTTGCTGTGGATGCGCCAGCTTGTACGGATACTGCGGCTGGTTACGTTCCAGTCGAATGAAAATGCCGCCTTCGTCCATTTCATCCGGCGTCAGTTCCACCTTCTCATCAAAGTCACGATAAGAGTGCTCATTCATCAGGCGCACCATGACAGGCGAACGGGTGCCGCCGCTGTAGCTTTCACGGGCGGGTTCTTCCAAATCAGACGCATACACGATCTCGATGCCGTCCAGAAGTCCATCGACGCAAACGAAAGCGTCCGCTTCCTGCTTGCCAGAACCGTAATACTTGACCCAGATAACCTGACGCAGGCTGTTCTCGCGACTATAGTGGCGGATGCGTGCAGCAACGCGCTTGGCGCGTTCCTTGACAGGCAAGGACAGGTCTTCGATGATCATGATGGTCTTATCAGTAGGCTCGACATCGACCTTTTCCTGATACCGATCAAACCGGAAGGTGCGCCGGTCCAGTGCTTTGCCGGACAATTCGCAAAAGTCCAAAGCACGATAACCGTTGGCAGCCCGCGACACGCGGATGTGCTTTTCAAGACGAACACCTTGCCATTGAGCGTTGCTCCGCACCAGTTTCAGGATGCACTCTGGCAGGTTCATTGCAGTATGCTGACGATATTTGACAACGGCATCCCAGTAGGTCGCGCACTTCTCATAGTCCGCCAAAATTCCGTCAACAACCTCAGACACAATCGTGCGCACACGCTTTGTGATCGAGTCGGCGGTCGGTTCATTACGACCGTAGGACAGGCTTTCACGAGACGGCGTGATCTCAAGGTCACCGATGGGAAATTCAATCACCACAGTCGATTGAAGAAAGGCTACCTCGTCAGAAGACAAGTGATCTAGCGCTTCAACATTGATGGGATAGAGTACACAGCCCATTTTGGCATAGGCTGTACCACCGTAGCCTTCGAGTGCGCCATTCAGGAGCTTCCAGCCATCACCTTCTGTGACAACCGGGAGATCGACCCAGCCTTCAAAATCGTCGCTGTTGACCACATTGGGCTTAACATCGAAACCGTAAGACACACGCTGGGCCGCACGGCGGAACGCGCGAACGTCGCCTGTGTCCACCGGGAAGGACACCTCGATACCCGGCTCTTGGTCGCTGGGCTGCTCTGCCATCATGTTCATGGATGGGATGCCACCATTCTCGATGATCGCAGTGTAATAACGGGCATTTGTGCCGTCATAAGAAACCACAGAGAACGTGTCCGTATAGGAGAAAGGAGACTTGGACCCGATACCGAACTTGCCCACACCATCGTTACTGTCTTCTTTGGTGGACTTGCCGAGATTGGTGTAGAGGTTCATGATAATGTCGTGGCTCATGCCGGGGCCGTAGTCACGAACACGGAACGTGGGGTCGAAGACGGATGGGAACGTAACGTCAAACGCACGGTCGGGCGTGCCAGCCTCGACGTGGGCGTCACGTGCGTTCGACCAAATCTCACGCGTAATGGACTGAGGCTTGTTCTCGTACAAGCCTGAAATGAGCATGTGGAAAATCTTGGCGTCTTCGGTGATCTGGAACGTGGCGCGCTCGCCTGCGTTGACGGTGACGTTGCGGTCTTGGGTTTGGGTCTTCATGGGTTTGGGCCTCCTATGTGACTTTTCGTGTTGAACCATACCTACCCACATATGAACTGATTCGCAAGGGTTTTCTGGTAATAATTTGTAGGTAAAAATTATCTTGACATTTCAGGGGAGTATGGGTATGAACGAGTGTATCTGTCCAGAAGACGGTAGACGAGTTCCTTCCGACCGGCGTGTTCTAGTCATAGAACCGGGTGCCATCGTTCGCGAAGGTAACACAATAAAGAAAGATACGTCTAAGATTCACATCTTTGACAAGAATTGCCCGGTGCATGGGTATACGGAGGTAACGGATGGGTAAATCCCCCGTTGAGGATTTTTTCGCGCAGTACGAAGATTTGGCACTTGCAGTAATTGAGGACGAACGTCCCAACATTGAGATCGGCACAGAAATGTGTAACGCAGACATGGCGGAAGCCGTTTGCCAGATCATGGATTGGGAATGTTTCGATCTATTCGATGAGTATGACTTCCAGATGGTGTACAAATCAGGTACGCCCCATATGGTCATGGCATTTTGCTACATCGCTTTTTTGCGTTGGGAATTATGGTTGTCCGCGTCGGTCCAGAAGATTGGAGATGCAGACTTCAATGAAAAAGCTTGCGCTTATGACGAACTTTGGTATCTTCGGCTTCGTGACCGCTACGCGGCACTGGTAAGCGGAAGGGAAACAAAGCACGGATGGCTACAGTAGACACCAAGAAAATTCATCAAAGCATGGAATCTGCTCGCGACACCGCGAACGGAACCATGGAGATGTGGATTCAGTTTGACACCGAAGAAGAAGTGCAGATTGCCAAGGACTGGATGAAAGGAAAACGCAAGGTCAAGACCCTTGAACCCCTGACCAGAGAAGAATCTGACAAGAGAAAAGCCAAGAAACGCAAAGAGATAGCCCGTAAGATGGGTATTAAAGAATAATTACAGTTGCGAATCGTCACATGATGGTCTACCTTCGCCATACCGAATCAACGTATGGAGGACATCATGACCCAGCGAGGACCCGCCCGCACTTTCACCGAAGATCAGCTTGATCGACTTCTGCGTGACGTGACAAATGAGCAAGCGAACAAACGCAGCGGGGCACAAAACCCCGAAGTCATTCGCGCCGCATTCATGCTTTCCTTCTATGCCGGTCTGCGTGTGCAGGAAATTGCTGGCATGCAATGGAACCTGAATGTTTTTCAGGGTAACGATGAGTTCCGCGTAGCTCCCACTGTCGTGTATGACATGCACGGCAACGCTGTCGTAGACAAGCACGGCGAAGAAGTCATGCAAGACATGGAAGTCTTGTTTGTCAATGAAGACATTGGCAAGTACGGCAAAGCCCGAAACATCCCGCTCCACCCAAAACTGAAAACAGCCCTTCTGGAACTCCGTGAGTTGCAGCTTGAAGGTTCGTGGGTCATTCCTGCGGGCAAGCAAGGTGCAGGCCAAGGTCTCCGTCACCGCGCTCACGCGCTCAAGATGCGTATGAACCGCCTGTATCAGGCGCTGGGCATCGACCGGGCAACGTCACACAGCGGGCGGCGCAGTTTCATCACGCGAGCGGCGCGCCGCGCTAACGCCTACGACGCCTCTCTTGTGGACGTGCGGGACTTGGCGGGACACGCGAGCATCAACACCACGCAAGCCTACGTCGATCCCAGCAAACAGCAGGGCGACCTTGTGAAAGGCGTGTGGAAATGAGCACATTCGACATAGAGACACAGGTTTGCGTAGCAGATGATCACGACTTTGAGTTGGGGTCTCAGTGGGTCGTTGGCATATTTACCAACGACGCTGACGCTGAAAACGCAGGCAACATTGAAGTTCGCACTGCCGCAAGGCACTTTGATCTGTCCACCCAAATTCTTCGCGGGGTTGTCTGGTATCCCAACGTTACGTGGGTCGATCAAGGGGAAATTGACGGCGACGACCGGCGTTGGAAAGGAACAGCGACCGGCTTTGAAATTGACCTGCGCTATCAGTGGGGCGGGAAATGGAAAGGCCATTGGACGGTTATCGTAAATCACGGTGCCATTCAAACGGGTCACGGCGAGCACGGCTATTTGTTCGACAGCGTTGAAGAAGCTAAAGAAGCCGCCGAAACTGAAATCAAAAGACGCGTCAGTGAGAAGGTGAAGTCCGCGTTAGCGGTTCTGGATACCTACACGGATGTACCCATAGGAGGTTACAACGAATGATTGACCCAAATTTGGTTACAAACTACAACCGTGACGACGACGATTTGCTGGAATTCTGGCTGTTTTGTCTGTTCGTTCGCGGCAAAAATGCGAATGTGCAGGCATTGAAGCTGGAACAATTTGTACGCCTGCTTCTCGGTGCGACACAAAAGACAACGCTGACTCAGGCCATGAAGGCTGTCAACACAAACAGCGCCATTGCCGAAAATCTAGTGTCGGCATTGCTGTTGCGGGTTAAGGCAGGTCAATACGGTACGTTGGCCGCAGCTATACAGGAAACGGCCAATCGGATCGATTACAAGGCAGACTTTTTGCGATGCGCGTCAGCGTGTGACCTTGAAGCCATTCACGGAGTTGGTCCGAAGACCGCCCGATACTTCATTCTGCACACCCGTCCAAAGGCGCGTGTAGCGGCACTGGACACGCACATCTTGCGTTATCTGGGTGACCGTACCGACATGACCGTACCAAGCTCCACACCGACTGGAAAACGGTATGCTGAACTTGAAGAAGCTTTTCTTCTCATGGCAGACTTTGAGGGGGTTGACCCCGCCGCTATGGATTTGGCAATATGGCAGGCAAGCAGAGAAACGAATCACGCCGACTGGCGTAGATATTTGGAGGAACCCGCATGACCGATCACGCATACGACCGATTTCTGAGACCCAAGACAGGGCTTCTGCCCAAGTTCCTGCCAGAAGAACATCTTCTGACCATGGAAGACGTTCACACGGGTCCATACCATATCTGGATTGGGATGAAGGGCACTGTGTTTGTTGACATCGACGGCACCGTTGCCGATCTTGAGCACCGCCGGAAGTACGTCGCGACGAAGCCGAAGAATTGGCCTGCGTTTGAGCGCGCCATTCCGCTGGATACACCAATTCAGCACGTCATTGATGCGGTGAACCTTCTCTATGATGCGGGCTGGACAGTCGTGATGATGTCGGGGAGAAGCGAGATCAGCAAGGACGCCACAGTCAAGTGGTTGGCGGATCACGGTGTGCAATATCATGACATTTTCATGCGCCGCCAGTGGGAATATGACGCTGACGGGGAAATCAAGATCACCCGAAAAGGTAAGCCTCTGGGCGATTATCGTCGCGATGATATCGTCAAAGAAGAACTACTGGGAGTCGCCCGAGAGAAGGGCTACGATCCTGATGTGGTATTCGATGACCGAGATCAGGTTGTCGTGATGTGGCGGCGTCTGGGAATTCCGGTTGTTCAGGTTGCCGAAGGTGACTTCTGATGTGGTCATTGTCGCTGAAACACAAGCAAACCAATGAAACATTGAAGCAGGTCTTCTTCCATGACCAGCCCAGTGTTTTCATTCTGGCAGACTATAACATTGGCACAGTCAGCGCATCGGCCCTTCTTACCGAAGGTTGGGCGCTGGCGGTCGATGGGGACTGGTATCTCGAAGAAATTGTTCCTATGGACAATCGCCGGGAAGTCAGACAGAAACATGCTGACAAGTGGCTTGAATTCGCAAAAATCCTCGGCCAAATCACCTACAAGCCCGGATGGTATTTCCGCAATGGAATCGAAGACGGGCGCATGTGGGTGCAGGTCGGCGTCACCGAAGAAGCTGAAATCTCCTTCGACCCGATTGCGGGCACACGCGTTCCTTGGCGTGGCGCAAAGCATTATCTGTCTCCGCACATGTGTCGCCAAGAGATCGTCAGTACAATTCTGCATGCAATCGAGCGGGCAGAAATGCACGAAGTACACGAATGGTTCCGATATAAAGGCCGTTCGATCTACAACCCCCACCTTGATCCAGATGCCTTGGTGGAGGTCGCGAAGTTTGCGCGCAACTTCAATACGCGTGATAACGCCATGACCATGAGTGATGGCTAATACAACCTGATCGCAAAATGGAGGTTCAACATGTTTCGAACTAAAGCGGAACGAGAATACGACAAGGCAAAGACGGTTTTTCTGCTACGAGCAAGTGAGCCGGGATCACGCGTCATGGTGGACATCTCCGCATGTCAGGTAATGCGAGAAGGGCGATTGATTCACACGCCTTTACCAAAGATCGTCTTCGAATGCCTACACGAAGGGTACATTCAATCTACCGGAACCGGTGGGTTTGAGATCACATCGTCAGGACGCTTGGCGGGGCTTGCAGGACGGAAACGGATGACACACCGATCACCCCACAAGCTTGACCAGAGAGCCGTCGCATAAACGTCGAAGCCACCAATAGCCGGGGACATGTACGTGTTCCCGGTAATAGCATCCGCAGTCTTCGCATATGAAATCTCCGTAGGCTTCTTCCCACTCACCACTTTCAACACGAATTTTGTCCGGACGAGATGGGACCGGCAACTTAGACATTGCCGACCACCTGATTCATTTTCTTCAAGCGCCACTCATATCCATTTCGAGTTGGCTCCGCGCTCTTTTCGAGCCGTACTTCATCACCATCTCCAAGCGGGTATACGCGGTTCTGATATTTGGTCAGGAACGCTTCAAACTGCTGGGCATTGTATTTCATGTCGCCGTCTGCGTTTGACGTTCTCTTGACGCTAAGCTGAATATCTCTCGCGAAAGCAAAGTCTGCCAGACCCATTTTTTCTGGGCCTTTATCCGACTTCTCGACTGTCCGTGTTGCAATCCATGCCCCCGGTGTCAAGCTTGGATCATTCCACCATTCCTCAAGAAGAACCACGATGTCGTTTTCACGACCATCGGATGCCATGGCTTTCAGTTCTTGGCGGTTGCCCAAGAAGCCTTTGATGCCTGCGGACTTTAAGATGCCGCCCACAACGCCGGACCAGTTCTCAAAAGAATTGAGCGCTTCTTCTTTGTAAAGTGGCTTGCCTTCCGCAATCCAATTCTGGATTATAGTAAGACATGCCCAAACAAGCTCGCCCCGATTGTCTTTAGCCCAGCTACGGATGTCATCGTGCTTCCATCCCGAACGCTTTTCAGGTTCGGATGATTGCGCATCCAGATCAATCAAAACACAGCGGCGAAGAATTTCACTCGAAAGCTGCACGTTGTTACCAGTCAGTGTCCAGATACAGCGGACTTCGGTGTCAACCAATTCAGACTTACCCAGAATCCGCGCTTTATATTCGGGGGACGTGATGGCTGACGCCAATTCACCACTATCGACACCATGGTTGATGTTGTCAAAGAAGATCATGTTAGTGCCAGATGCCAGAAGCGCCGTGATGGTCTTACCCATTTCCTCGGAATTCGATGGCATTGCGCTGGCAGGCGTAACGCCGCCGGTTGCAATGATCGAAATAACGTCAGTCAAAAGAGACGCACCTGTGCCCGGTGCGGGTTTACCCAGAAGGTGTCCCGGTGTCGGGCCTTCAACCAATTCCCGGCAGAAGAACAGCAAAAGCATTGCAAGAATGTGTGTAACGGCTGGAACGCCGTCGCCATTCATAACTTCTTCGATGATTTCATCGCGCGTCAAGCCTGCAAACGGAAAGTCCGCCAACGTCTCCGAAACAATAAGCTCAATCGCCTGCGAAACTTCTTGTTCGGTTGGCTTGTCGTTGATTGCGGGGATGTCCAGTGTGAGGTCCGGTGCGTAGAAAAGGCCGCTCTCGTGATATCCCGGCTCAGTGATCAGGTCTCCGTCTCGGGTAAATGCAGGGGACGTGATAAGGCCGCGTAGCGGCGGATACACGGCATCTACATCGAAGAAGATTGTCTTCACGACATCATCCGGTGCTGACACGCCCCGTGTGCGCACTTGGTCGCCCATCATGGTCTGGTGGTTCCATGTCGTGAACTGGTTCAACTCCGAAGCAAACTCGTCTTTCGTAAGAATGTGAATGTGCCACTTGCCTTGTGCGTTCTGACGTACCCGTGCTACCCCGTCCATGTAATGAAACAGTGACGGCTTTGCGGCGTTGTGAGCTTGGATGCGTTTTTCTGCCCATTCCACCATTTTCTTGAAGTCCCACATGTTTGTCACGGGGTAACCTTCAAAATTCTCGATGTCTTCTGCGGCAGCTTCGCGTTCTTTCTGCTCACGCTCGCGTGCAACTTCCTTCCAGAGGCCGTTCACACCGGCTTTGCCCAGTTCTGTAACTTCAACCAGCTTTTTGGTGATCGCCGCTTTTACAGCCGGATCGACATTGAGACGAAGCTGACGCTTCATGAATTTTTTGATGTCTTCCGCGCGCGTCCGGTCGCTAAACTTGGCAACTTCATCAACCACAGAAAATGGATCGTCCGCGTCAGCGGTCGGTTCCGGAGCTTCTTCGCTCTCGTCCATCAGCAGAAATTCTTCGTCTTCTAGAACGCTTTCTGGAAACCACTCATCGGCAAGCATCTGCTGTAAAAATTCAAGTTTGTGTCGTCCTTTGCACGTATCGTGATGACAAAAGATTGTCCAAACTTCTTGCTCGTTTGCGTGTGGATTCATCACCATGGTGGCGGTGCCGCCAGATGATGAGTGCTCGTGCTCGAAAGGACATTCAATGTGAATGGTGCCGTCGCGTTCTCCGCCTGCCGTCCGCACTTTGTCTGCTGCGTGCGCCTCAATGGCGTCTACCAACAGAAAACGTCCTTTAGCCTTCCGATGCCAATCGTTCAGTGAACGACCAGACTCTGGCATAAGGAACATTTCCCGCTCATTTCCACCTGATCCAGCAAGGAAAGGATCACCGTCTGGCTCACGCTCACGCACATATTTGGCTTTGGAATATGGCTCAATATCATCAAAGCTGAGCGGATTGCCCATAATGATGGCAGAATACCATTCCCCATCTTTTGGGTGGCGTGGCGTGTAGAACAAACGGTTCACATCACAAGAGGCTGTATCAAAGTGTGCGTCGAGAATGTTACGACAAACACCCGCAACTTTGTCTGCCCAGATTTCTTTCCAGCCTGAAAGCGTTGGTGCGAGATCGGCAAGCTCAACCGGTTCCGCCAGCGGAATGACCACGCGGAATTTATCAATTGGCGGAGTCTTTAGGACGATCCGCATCCCGTCTTTTGTTTGCTTGCGTGCTTCAACAACTTCGACCTGAGAAATAAATTCCCGATCAAAACGCGTAGCGTGGTGCAGGCGCAGATATTCTTGGATTTGCGTTCGGTTTGGGGACTCATCGAGTTTCATCTTGCGCATGACATCATCATGCTTCAATTCAAACTCAGTTTTCCGGTGACTGAACGTGGTGTAAACCGTCGCGAAGATTTCTTCTTCGACCAGTTTATCAAGAACGTGCTGCAAAGATGTGCCGGAGTCGATGTCGATCCCGATAGCATACATCGTCTTGACTGCGCTGTCTTTGCGCGCGCCTTCGATGTTCTCCGATGGGACAATGGACGCCCCGTCCTTTGTCTTGCCCTCTGGGTGAACAGACAAGCCCCATTTCTCACCGTCGCCATTGATCCATTGGATCAACGACAATTCCGTACGATTCCAGTCACCGTCTCGCGTGCTGCGTCGGTTGTCGGCAGGATACAGATCACCAGTCATAAAGACCATAGGCTGTTCGAGAAATTCTCCCAGCTTAATATCTGTATTTCCAAGAATGTCTGCGTCGTTTAGTTTCGAAGGTTCTTCCGAAGCTTCCGAAGGAGTCGTTGTTCCTCCTTCTTCATCCGCCACATCAGAAACTTCCACCGGAGTTTCCGGTACAGTTTCATCGCTTTTTTCATCTCTCATCGCCAAAAGTTCGGAGAGGAATTTGAGGTCCCCTCCTTGGTCTGCAAAAGTACGATCCGCGTCCATGGAAACGCAGGCATCCCAGTCTTGTGGAACGTCATCAATGTGCGCAGGTTCTTCCAAAATAAAGACGCCCGCGTAGTCTTTGCCGTCACGTTGAATAAGCACATTTGCTTGATCCAGCGGCAACTGATTTGTCACAACAGCGTATGCTTTGTCGCCCACAGTGAGATCAACAAAAGCCCCCGGCAACTCTTTGTTCAGGGTGTTTTGATCAAAATTAGAAAGAAAGACCTCGATCTCTTGGTCGTCGGTAAATGCCGCAATAACCGTAACATCGTCACCAAAAACCGCGTCGAGAAAATCGTATCCGTTCATGTTCCATCCAATTTCTGTAGGCTTCCAACATACACAGGTGGTGCCCTTATTGCAAGCCCTTTAATCCTCGCGGGTCAAATCAGCTTGACGTAATTTTCGCTTGGTTTGCTGCCGTTTACGTGCTTTTTGTGCTCGGCGCTCCTGACGATTGCGTGGCTCCGGTTCTTGTGTTTCGGCCCACATATTGTGTATGGACCGAAGCATGTCATCATCAGAGTGTGCCATTAGTCGGAACGCTCGCCCCAGCCGTAGTCAACTACAACAGGGAATCGAGGCATACCATCTGGGGTTGGAGTAAAAAATCTTACTGTTGCCCAGTCCGGCGTGTTTCCGCTCTCAAAAAGCTCTTTGAGTTTTTCTTGTGTTCCGCGAACGCCTGCACCACACTCACGACCGTCCGGCAGTGCAAAGATAAAGCGCTTGACCATGCCAGCCCAGTTGCCGTTGCCTTCTTCTGTCCGAAGAACGTGGAATTCTTCGGACAAGAACTCCTTGCGTTTGAGTAGAGTTTTCGACCGCTTGTGTTCGTAACCGACATTGGGTAAGCGGATCATCTGACCTTCATAGCCTTCTTTGATCCACTCGGCGTACCACGTGTCGATCTGGTCGAAAGTTTCCGTGTACACGAAGTCCACAGTAATGACCATACTGTCTTTCCAGTCGGCCCAGCCAAATTCTTCGCCAAGCTTTCCAAGAATACACTGACGTTCGTAGGCGGTGGCTTCGTCCACGATGTCATAAACGTGATATTGAATCAGTCGTGCAGCTTTTTCAACATCTTCGGGTTTTGGTTTTGCTTTCCGGACCACAGATGTGATCGTGTTGAAATCTTCGCGCAGTTCGTGATTGTAAAGCTCACCGTCGAGGATCAAATCGGGGTACAGATCGAATGCAGGACGCAGGGCATCAAAGATGTGGTCGCACGAAATGATCGGCTTGCCGGTGCGTGTCCAAAGGCCATCTGCGCGGGCAATGCAGCGAATGCCGTCAAGCTTAGGCTGCAAAACAACACCATCGCTGACGGAAACTTTTGTCTTTACCTTTTCCCAATCAGTCGCCAACATGGGCTTTGTGAAAGGAACATTGTCGATCTCGTTGATGTCCTCAAAACATCCTCGATCTTTCTTTCGAACGTATAGTGCGGCAATTTCTGCGCGCGCTTGTTCTTCGGCGGTCGTGGCGTTGGCGCGACCGACATTCTTGGGTTCACAAAACGACCAGCCGGATTCGACTTTCTTGCCATCTGTGATGCCAGACACGACTCGGTGCGCAAACACGTCACCGTCTTGCCCAAGCTGCATGGACCATTGACGGACTTCTCCGCCCACGCCTCGTTTGTAAAGCGGATCGTAGCTTTCGATCACCTGCATCACAGGTGATCCTTTGCCATCGTACGAAGGTCCCCGGTCAATTCGGTGACCTTTTCGGCAACGTTGTCAGTAGCGGATTTCTTGTTCTTGGCGTAGCTCGGGTCGATCAGGCGGATCATGCCGATTAGTGACCAACCAATAGTGGCACAAATGAAGAACAGAATTCCCCACAAAGCCGTGTATCCGAGCGCTGCAAGAAACAGCCCAAGAACGCCAATCACCAATCCCGCAATTCCAAGGAAAAATGTGGTTCCCAGAATTGCAACGATCACTGCACCCACGATCTTATGGATCAGTGCAAAAGGCTTTACGTACCACTTCATTCGACGTTCTCCTTCCCAAGCAAGGCGTCGAGCGCCTTCATGTCGTCCGCCGTCACCAATAGTGTGGCGGTGTTATCTCTCCCAATGCCGATTGTGACAACTTTGTAGGTCGGATCAATCAGATCAATACGCTGTGGAGCCGGTTGCGGTGTGCAACCCTCAATGAGAATGTCCAAGGCTTGAAGCTGTGCCCGTTCGCGGTTTGCAGCGTCAAGTTGTTCTTTACGGTCCCGAACTTTTTCGGCAATGGTTTGCTGTGTCATTCTGTCTCCATACAATAAAAATACGGGCGGTGCAAGAGAAAACTTGCGCCGCCCGTATTTAATTTAGATTGCTGCCCGTTGACGGATGGTTTCAAAGTCGTCATCCACCTTGAGTACGCCGTCCAGATAGACGGTTCGCAACTGGTCCGCAATCCCGTGACCCATATTGGTAGGGATGTCGTCAATCCGGCGCGGAACGTACTCGCCGTCGATCAGCAATACAGCCTGACGGCCTCGCTTGGACTTCTTGCCTTGGTCGGTAATCGGGTCTTTGTAGACATCCAACCAAACGCCATCGACTTCGACCGCATTGGCCTTCATGGCGTACTTGCAAGTGTCTCGATCAACTTTTTGAAGAAGACCGCCGCCCATGCCCATGGCAAAGTTTGAGATAGAGATTTTGCGCTCCATCGCATTCATGCACAGGCGGGTCAGCGTTTCGACAGTCATGCCGTCGCCTTGAATGACACGGACTTGATCCGGCAAAACCTTGTAGCCTTTTGAGTTCACGGTGTAGCCAAATTGCTCCATCAGGATATCGATGATGTCCAGTGGCATTGTAGTGGGATCACCACTGTCCGGACGAACGACCAGCGCCCCTTCCCGTGCCAGCACAACATCTTTGAGTTCCTTGCCCCAGTATTCGCGGGTGGCCTTGAATACGTTGTAGCTGTCGGACACGCAGGCGACAAGTCCTGTTGGATGCTTTTCGAGCAAGTTGCGGAACATGTCAAGCTCGCCGTCACGTCCCCAAGAAGTCACAGTGCTGTGTTCCGTTGCAGGGATCGAGAAGCCTACAGGACCATCCGCATTGTAGTAGGACATAGCCCCAATCAATGCTTCAACCGTGTCGGTGCCCATGAAGTTGACAAGGTGCCCCAGTCCGCCCAGCATGGCGGCTTCGGAACAGGTCGCGCCGCGCGCGCCAAAGTCGTGAAGCTTAAATCCAATTTCTGCATCAGGATCATCGGCTGTCATCGCCAGACCGGCATAGATCACTTTCTTTGCCTTTCGGCTCAGCGATGCAACGGTAGAAGGGTACCAAACGGCGCGCAGCATTGCGGTCTCAACATAAGAAGTCAACCACGGGAAACGTGGGTCCGTGTTCACCACCTGCACTTGCGGAATTCCCGGCTGCGTGACGGTGCCTTCGGGCAGTGCCTTGATCTCGATAGGAAGCTTGCCGTTGGGCAGGCTGGCGATCTGCATCCAACCTTCGTAGTTGAATGGCATCCCGTGTGCTTCAAACAGCTTGCTTGCCGCCTGAACATCTTCGTGCGTGACCGGCGTCATCAGGTATTCTTTGATGAATGCTTGCAGTCCGAAGAAAACGACCTCATCAAATTCGCCGCCACGCGGCTCGATGTAGGACGAAACGCGTGTCGCGCCTTCGGGGTATTGCAGGAAGTGTGAAGCTTTGTAGCTGTCGGTACGGGTGATTGGGGTAAGTAGCTTGTGCATGAGAAAACTCCTTTCTCGGTTGTTGTCGCAGGGTCTATCCCTTTGACTTAGATGCCCACCATCGTCTCGATGATGTCGTAGTGATCTTCGAACATAGCGTCCCGGCGAAGATTTGCAATGGGAACCCATTGCGCCTTTTCGGCGTCGTCCGAACCTTTGATCTTTGGCAATTCTTCTGTCTGCCGAAGCTCAAATTTGTAGGCGGTGGTAATTGTTCGCCCGCGCTGTGATCGGAAGGGGTCTTCAAAAACACGCCAAGAGCGTATGGAACCCTGCAAGACTTTATCCGGAACAGAGATGCGCGTTTCTTCGCGAAGCTCTCGAACCGCCGCTTCTCGCGAAGTTTCATATTCGTTGACGAACCCACCCGGAATAGCCCAAAGACCTTTCCCCGGCATAGCGCCACGTTTCACAAGAAGAATATGACCGGCCTGAACAACAACCGCGTCAGCGGTGAAGAAGGTGGGGGCATACGGAGCAACGGACCACTGCTTTTTGTAGTCTTGAATGAAATCGTGCTCTGCACAAACCTCTTTGTAGGCGTCCGTGTACCGCCAGTCACGCATAAACGCCTCAACTTCGACCGGTAGTCCGCGCGGCATCCCGTTTGGATTGAAATATTCCCGGCGGATATCGGTCGCGTTCAGGTTGTCAAAATTGATGACTTCTTCGTGCTCCCACGTAGGGAAGGCTTTCAGGTAGAAGCTGGATGCATCTTTCGAATGCCCAATCAATCCAGTGCGAACTGGGTCAGGCGTGAACGGCGTGTTCGCCACGGTCATCGCACTCGACTGGACCCCGCCAATCCAGCGGTCCATGTTGTATGTGTGATCCACTTGGGGACAGAAGTGCAGACGACCTTGTTCCACCTCGTTCGGATAGACGCGGCTGATCATGTCGATGCGTTCTTGCGTGGTAAACGGGTTTCGGGCACTGCGCGGCTGTTGGTCACTGCCTATCACAAGCGCGACTTTTCGTGCGCGTTGCAAAGCCGTATCCACAACAAATTTGTGTCCCAAATGAAAAGGCTGGAATCGCCCAATAAAAGTCAAAACGTCATAATTCATGTGAAAACTCCTTTCACGTTTTATGCTCTGATCTATTCAGAGACTTTGTTCTTACCTACTCTGTTTATCCAAGAAATAAACTCGGAAAAGTTCAATGTACTCTTTGCACGGTTACAAACATCGCAGCAAGGAACCGTATTTTCCGATGTATATCCTAACTTGTTATCTTTTCTATCTATTCCATTAAACTTTATTTCCGACGACACATAACTGGAACGTGCCCGATCTCCGCACATACTATATTCAATGCCACAATAGTGGCAGGGGCTTTTCAACTTAGAATAAAATTCCTCATCAGAAACATCCCAGCGTAATTCTCTTGAAATTGCACCTCGTAAATATCTGTCTTTTACTCGACTTAAAACAGCCATCTCCGCGTTTTTTGATCGCCAAATTTTTTTAGACAGGCATCCACAATTCGGTGTGTGAAAGTTTTTTAAGTATTGTTTTCTTTTCTTTGTTGTTTTGCCACAACTACACTGACAAACGTACAACCATTCAGGCTTACCTTCGTATCCAACTACTGTTAGTTCGCCAATTTTAGAACCTAGTGTTATTTCAGAATGTTTCGGTGGCTGCATGTATGCAATTTAACAAGAAACTTACGCCATGTCAAGCGTAAAAATACTACATGGTTTACTGTTTTTTGTAACAGACACAACTTCTCCCCCTGTTCCGTCATCCAGATCAATGGCAGCACGAACGGCGTTTATGGGAGTCGCACCTGCGTGCATAGCTCCCAAGGCAAAGCGTGCGCCGCTACCTATGGCTTCGAATTCTTTCCCCCATAGGGGTGATCCGTTACCATCCGCCGCGAAATACCAAAGCGGGCCTTTTCCATCATTTGGGGCAAGCAAAACAGTAATGCCCGAACTACCCGCGTCAAACTCCGGCGGTTCTTTGTAGAATTCATGCAAGGGTGTGTCGCCTTTACCCAAAATCCAATCATACATAGGATGAGCAAACGGATACGCACCCGAAAAACCCATCATAAATCGATCAGTCTTGGCAAGCTTGGGGACACCGTAATTGATGTCCCCAGACCATGAACCCATGGTGTCCGCCGCCATGACCCCATCGCGGTATGCAATTGTCGTCATGTGTTGAGCACCCGAATTTCGTTCCAGCCTTCGCCCAGCATAGGTTCTACCATGGAAGATTTCATCGATTCATCGATATGCGGTGGAATGACTTTGCCGGGACGTTGACGAAGACGCTGTTGACGCACGTCCTCATCACACTGAACGACAATCAAAACCGTATAGTACGACGCTGGAATTTGTGTCAGAACACCCCGACGCTTTTTGCGAGTCAGGTTGGTTTGATCCCAAACAATCGAGGTCTTGTCTTTCAACGCCTGCCGGAAAGCACTATTGACAGTGCCCGTGGCATCTTTGATCGCGTCAGGAAACGCCTCGGAATAGGTGATGCCTTTCCAGCGCGCAACGTCTTCGATCAAGTCATCCGTCGAAAGCTGGATGAAGCTAGAGGGGACAGACTGCCGAAAGGTGGACTTCCCGGAACCGGGAAGACCCATGAGCATGACAAAAATCGGGCCATTGTGTTTGATGGTATCGATCATTCAAAGTCTCCTTTCTCTTTCCAAGCAGTCTCAAAGTTATTGAGATTTGCCGCCATAGCCACATTTTCTTTCATCTCCTGCCACTTGGTTTCAGAGACCAAGCCGCCGGTAATGACACGATCCGCCGCTTCCGAAGCGTCTGCAATTTTGCCGTCCCACATGGAGAAAACAAGAGAAGCTTCGAGACGGGTCATCGACTTGGCCCCCTGCGGGCTGATAGCAAACGACTTCTTGTCGTCGTAGCTCAGACGCGCGTCCTTGTAAAGAGCCGCAATGTCGTCCCGAAGCCGTTCAAAACACCACCAGAACCGCTTGATGTACGCTTCCACGTCCGCGCGGTCTTCCGCAGAGACAAGAGGAAGAAGGTCGTCCACCGTGCCTTCACGAATTGCCGTCACCAGAGTCCGCTCCGTGCGGGACGCCTCTTTGACGCGGTGAAGCGTGCTATAGATGTCCGTCTTGACCTTGGCGCGGTGACCGTTCTCCCATTGAATCACGATGCCTTCGTCCAAATCATCGCTTTCTTTGACAGCCGACAGGTAAACGGTCGGGTCGCCCTCGACAGGATCATAGGTGCGCACAGTCGGAATGCCGAACAGTTCCGCTTGGCGGTCAACTTGTTCGGGCGTCAGATACCAACCCTCACGGTTGTGTCGAATTGCCAAAAGAACCATGTCTTCGGCATATTCCGCCACAATGCGGTTGAACGGACCAACGTATTCAAACATTGGCGTCCAACCGTGTGAGATACAGAATTCTGCGAAGCCAACGTAGTCACGTTTGTCCCCGGCAACAAAGTCTTCGGCCCACATTGCCGTGTCCGTGATTCCCATCTTGGTTCCCCAGCGAATGCCCGCAGGGGTTGGCAAAGGGCGCACCATGGAGCCATCCAATTTGTCGAGGACCCAGTGACGTGCAGAGAAGTCCAGAACGCCTACGTCCATGTCTTCGCGTTCTCCCACATTGAAGAATTTGTGGAAGGGGCGAGACACAATGGCACCAGTTTCAGTGTCGAATGCAATTCCTCGGCACTCCCGGCGCACGGCGGCGCGCTGCCACTGAGACCGTGCATAAGCAATGTCCCACGGGTCATCGGATTTTGGGGCAGGAAAGGCAGGAAAAGTGTCATTGCCCATCTTGACATAGTTCACAAAGGTGTGCCCGCTGTCCTTCTCGACAACCCGGAAACAATCGGCGTCCACATGCACGCGAACATCGTCAAGGTGCTCAATGCGCGGAAATGAATAAGTGACAGACATGGGTTCCTCCTTTGTTAGTTGATTCTTGATACCTTGTTAGAACTGATTCGTCAACAAGAAAGGCCCGGAAAAACCGGGCCTTTGTTATCTTGTGCATACCGCGTCAGCGGTAAGGGTTGCCGTCTTTCAGCGCCTTGAGAACAGCGTTGATCTCGGCGGACATCAGACTGGAATCAATCAGGGCGTCTTGCACCATGTCGATTGCGCCGTCGAACACGACTTCATCTTTTTGGTCGCCTTTGAGGCCGGATGCTTTGTCTTTCAGTGCCGTTGTTTGCTTGCTGATGGCATCGCCTGCGGTGTCTGCCAGTGCTGCGCCTCGGCGCAAAAGATTTCCAAGTGCCATGTTACGTCTCCTTCGGTTGCGCACCGTTCATGGTGCCTTTGAGTTTAGCGATGATCCAAACCATCGCGCCGTTGATCCCGAGGTTTGCCATTTCATCCAGAAACAGCGTCGTGATCGAGAAGTCCAGCGCAATCACAAAGCCCTGTATCGCCAGAAGTCCCCGTGCTGCCCACAGAAGGCCACGAGAGGCCAGATTGGGGTTGCTGCGCCGCAGGCGTTCGATCAGCCACAGAAGGGCACCACTGACGCCCAGCGCCGCTAGTTCGTCAAAGAACAGGGTTTCCATGATGATGTCGGCGGCGATGATGAGGCCGTTGAAGCCGAGAAGAAGTCCCGCGATTAGCAGTGCGCCGCGCACCCACCAACGTCCTACCGACGCCGCCATCAGATTGACTGCCAGCGGTGTGGCTTTTCAACCTTTGTCCCGGTCAGGACATAGCTGTAGGCCAAAACGAACAAGCGAACAGGGCGCATGATCGGGGAAAATTGGTAAAAGCGTTTCATGTGTTCCTCCTTATTTGTGTGGTGATGGGGCCGCGTTAGCGGCCCCGTCCGTGAGTGATTACTGAATGGAGCGAATGATACTCGCAAAGCGCGCCAGTGCGGCGGGGTTTGCGGCGACCCAATCAGGGTTTGCGGCCCAGAACGAACGCACTTCGATAGCGTCTTGCGAAACATTGCGCCAGCGTGCCGGGTGATCGATTTCGATGGTCGAGCGTGTGTAGAGAGCGCTGCGACCGAACTGGAAATCGTCAATGTCACGGTCGTCCAGTTCACCGAGTTCCCATCCCGCACCCAGAAGGGTTTGGATGATATCGGCGTCTGCCGAAGTCACGAGAATTGCCGCGTCGATCTCACCGAATTCAGCTTGGGTCGGTGCCAGAGCGAAAGGACCGAATACCGGTGTTGCCTCGGACCACGCAGACCCGTTGCCGTTCTCACCTTGCTCGATGCCCACGATGGTACGCCAGAAAAGCGCAGCGCCAGAGCCGATCTCGCCCACCAGAATGCTGTGGCTGGAGTCCAGATCATCCATTTCGTTGTAGCCGTCCGGCGGGAACAGGATGAAAGCGAATTCCTGTGCCGGGTAGGTCCCAACCGGTTGCAACGCGCAACCTTCGGAACGCATCTGAACCATGGCGTCGATTTGCATGATGCCCAGTGGCGTATCGTTGTCGGCGCAGACAGACCGGGCGATGTCTTCGGAACCAGCAAAGTTCTCAGACTGCCAGCCGTCCCGGATTTGGGCAACAAAAGCGTCCGCGCGTGCGTCATATCCGCCGCCGTCGCGACCGGTGGCAATTGTTTGGGCCATGGCAGGCAGGGCCAGAGTGACTGCCGCAGCAGCCAGCACAAGTGTGCGAAGTTTCGTGATCATGTGATCCTCCTTTTGGTTACGGTGTTTTTCGTATAAGTGATTCGTGGTGTGTTGTCAATCCAAATCTGTAAACCGAATTTTCACACCATCCTCGGCTTCGACCGTGAAGCCGGGTGTAGACGACTCCGGGTCTGCGGCGTATTCGTCTGCCCAACCTTCGGGTCCGCCCTCCCAGAAAATGAGAAACCCAAATTCCCCGTCTTCTGGTTTACGAAGCAATGCACGCCCACCATACACTTTGGCAGCTTCGTGGACGCTGCTCCAAAGAGCGTGTGCTGCATGAAATGCCGTAGTCATGTGTGACACAGCGATAAGGACCACAGGCTGATTCGTAACTGTAGCAACTTCAATCATGTTGTTTGTTCCTTTCCCGGCTAAACCGCATTTTTTTGTTGCGGAGAAGCATGAATAATGGTAGTGAAAATGGAAACGATGTATGCCAAAATAGCAAATTCTCGTAATGGACCATCGTAATGTAAACGATCTTTGCCATGTCCTCGGGAGATGCCAGCACGCGAACCGGTATCATTCGCTCTGCAAAAAGCTCTCCCTCATGTTCCCATTGTCCCTTAGCGGGCTGATAGATCGTAAGTCCGCCGCTGACCGCACGAACTTTTTCATCCCACGCCTTGTGGTGACGCATACGTACCGGCGTACCGTCATTCCATTGGCAAGGGACCAGAATTTCATACAAGTTTTTCTCAGAGGTCATCGAGAAGCCTCACAATTCGGTCGGCAGGAACTGCCCCGGCAACAGCGTCCATGACGCGTCCATCTACGAACAGGACGAACAGCGGAATCTGTTTGACCGCATACTTAGACGGGATATCTGGGTTCCCCTCAAGGTCGAACTTACCCATTGTGACCTCACCCTTGAGTAGGGCTTTTACATGGTCGAATGTAGGTTCCGCCAGCAGAGATGGTCCGGCAAAATCCGCCTTGAACATCACCAAAAGTGGGCCAGATGTGTGTGCGTCAAAGTTTTCATCATTGAGTATAAGCATCAGAACAACGGTATCACTTCCTCTGGGTCCATGGCAGACAGTTGATTGACTTCGGATTCCCAAAATACCCGCTTGCGTTCGGCGTTAGGGTCATCCGGGTTATCCCACTCAACATCACGCGCGATTGCCTGTTGGCGTCTCGCCTTCTGCAATTCGACTGCGGCTGTGCTGAGCATGATTACCTCCTGTGATTCGTTTCTACAACATATAAGGTTGACAGAAACGTGTCAACACGAAAAAGGGGCTTTCGCCCCTTCATCATCTACTCGCCTGTGGTCCAGCTTCGCACTGAATCAAGAAAACCCGGCGCGCTGGTTATCGCCCCTTGGACGGTGTTTCGGGCCATATCACACGTGTTCGGCAACGCCCAAACAATCATAGTCGCCGTGAACATGCCCAGCACAAAAAGAAAGATATTTTTCCACATGTCCTCATCCCTTCAAAAGTTGTGGGCGACCAGTTTGCAGTGCCCGCCGGTTCAAATCCTGTTGTTCGATCTGCCCCAGAATGACATGGTGGGCATCCTGAACCGCCAGAGCGATGTTGTCTACAAATGGCAGCATCTTCGCCCGCCCTTCGGGCGTCTTGGGGTCCGCACCAAATGCAGCAAACATGCGCAGGATAACAGGCTGGGAGGCTTGTTCAATGATTTGTTTGGGCTGCATGCGCATCGCGGCGAGAACCTTTGCGTAGTCCGCCAAAACAGAAATGCTGTTGGTTCCAAAAACGTCACACAGCATGTCGCGAGAATCTGTAAATCCGGATAGGACCACATCATCCACAGTTGTTTGTTCAGTCATTTTGATCTCCTTCGAGTTTGCTTTGCCCCAATTCGGTGACTTTATAGCTGGTTGTAAATCTGCGATCTTTGGCGTTCACAACTTCAATTCCCCCAAATCGAAATAAGAGGGCTGCAATACGCTGATCTCCGCAGGGCATCAAGCGTTTATCTTGATTTGCGATGTCTTGAAGAACGCGTCTACTGCGGACGCTTTTAAGTGTGTTGTCCAGTGCTACCGACAATTTCATTCAACCTGATTGTTGCAGTTACCGCTTCGTCAAATTCTTCACGGCAGGTGGATAGGTGTGTGCATTCCCAAAGTTGTTGAAATGTCATTCCCGAAAAGAACGCATTGCCAATTGCACTTCCCATGTAGGCGAAAGTGTCAATTTCAAAATCGGGGTCTAAATCAGGCATTCACAACCATTTCCAAAAGATCGTCTTTCTCGGCTGTAAGGCCAGTTTCGATCCATATTTCTTTTGCATCTTGCAGCGCTTTACCCATTTCTGGGCCGGGTTCAAAACCAAGCTGCATTAGATCGGCTGCCCGCACCGGGAATTGTGCATTCTCGCCACGCGCCGCTTCTCCGTGGCTCCATCCACCACAGCTTATTCTCAGCGCGTGTGCATCTTTTGCCACAAGCTTCCCATAAAGGTGCGTAGATACAGCAATTGGGTACTGCATGTCAAGTGCTTCTGCAATTTTATCGAGATGTTTCTGCTCATTGTTTGCGTGAGGAAACGGAATTGCATTGCCGTGCAAGGCGTAAAAACGCCGTGTCCAGCTTGCGGAAAAAAGATTTGTCCGTTCTGCCATTTGCACAGCAAAGAAAGCTTTCATGTCGGCGTTAGGCAGAATTTCTTGCAGAACACCTAAACGGTTCATTTCTGCAATAGCTTGAAATGGCTCAGGCAGATCAAGAATCTTTTTCAATTCAGACCAAACACGCTCTCCGCTGACAACCGTTGGCAGAGCGTACTTGTGCTTCCACGCCGCGTTAGCGGCGTCTGGGTGAAGCTCATCGATTCCGTATTTGGCGTGAAACCGAAACAAACGCATGATGCGAAGATAATCTTCACGGCAACGCTGTTCGGCGTCCCCTACAAAACGTACTACGCCCTCCACGATATCATCAACACCTGTACCGGTGGGATCGTAAACGTTGCCACCTCGATCCATGTACAGCGCGTTCATGGTGAAGTCTCGGCGCTGGGCGTCTTCTTCCATTGTCTTCGCAAACTCTACCGTGGCACGGCGTCCATCTGTGGCGACATCATAACGATAGGTCGTCACTTCAAAAGTCTGATCACCTTTGCAAATTGTGATCGTGCCATGATCAATTCCCGTAGGATACGTCTTGAACCCGAACCACTTGAACATCTGCAAAAGCTTGTGTGGCGGAGCGTCCGTCGCAATGTCAATATCATTGCAGGGTACTTCCGCAATGGCATCTCGAACACAACCTCCAACCGCATAGGCTTCAAAGTTATGTTGTTCAAGAACCATGCAAGCTTCTTGAAACTCAGGCAGGGACAGCCATGGCGGAGAGAATTTCATATTGTTTTCCCTGTAACCAGTGCGTCAAGAAAATCAACAACGAGTTGATTGATCGTCGGCGCGCGTTCAGGCAATTGAGAAAGACCAGTTCCCAAGCCATCTGCCGGGATGATCAGTAGACGCCCGCGTGAGCGGGCATCGAATGCCTTGAGAAAGTCTTCTGTGATGATGGGTGAAATGCGTTCGAGATCATCATCCGAAAAGAAAGACGTTTCACGATTGTCCGGTGCCCACTTTGTAGCGATGCCGATTGCATTGGGTTCGCCGCGCATTGCGGCTGCTTGTCCGCCCATACCTTTACGGCGCACGTTGTCCCCAAACAGAAACACTGCGTTCGGGTTGTTGCGCAGGTCGTCGCGCTCAATCCATTTCTGTGTGTAAATTTTCACCATATCATTGCTCCCACCACAACACCGGCACCAAACACAAGTGCAAGGGCGGCAAAAACATACGGAGCGACGGGACCCATTGCCATGAGCATAAGACGGACGTAATCAAACATCATGATGCTTTATTTTCCTCCATCCATTTAGTCGTTGCAGTGTTGATCAGGTCGAACAGGTCGTTCGGACGCTGGCGAGAATCACCTTGCACGACATTGATTTCTTCGCAGGTCAGGCCAAGCGGTGCCCAGACTTCATCGTTGTGCCCTACTGTGAGATTTGGAGTCCCGTAAAGAGCAGACTTGCGTGTCCATTCTTCCAGCTTGAAGGCGAGACGTGCTTTCGGTGTGTTGGCTTTGCCTTCTGCCCGAACATGCCCACGCATCATCGCACAGAAGACGAGGATGTCCCCGCACTTGTCACGCCATTCCGCAGTCTTGCGTTTGCCACGTTCCTGCATTCCAATGAGATCGGCCTGCCTCTTGATGATGTCACCGGCGACAGCAGCCGCATACGACATACTGCGCATGGCATCTTCGATATCAAGTTCTTCGCGGTGCGTGTGAGGCTCACGCAGCGTGTACATTCTGCCCCAGTTCCGGCGATTCAAGGCGAAGTCGATGACCATATCGCCATCACAGTCGCGCTGATACTTCGCCTCAAGGATGTCTGCGAACACTTCTGAAAGCTCCCGCAGATCATCGTCTGTCACAGGAGGCCAACTGGCGTCCTGTTCCAGAATAGGATTCTCAAGGAAGGCTTTGACTTTGGTAACAACCGCGTCCGCAGTTGGGCCTTCGTAATTCAGTGGCTCGGGCATGTGGGTCTCCTTCTGTGGGTTTCCCTACAGATACGAGTTCACCAACGATTCGTCAAGCCCAAAAGGAGAAGTTCTGGATGGTCATAATAGATCGAATGCGGCACTGTGATGAGGCCAATAGACGCCGCCACGACAATCAGATAGCTAACAATCACACGCATATCAGACCTCCAAGTCAAGGTAACTGTTGATACCAAGGCACACAAATCGCGTACCATTGACCACACGGTCCACATCCTCGTGCCAGTGCCCGAAGACCCATGTCTCAGGCTGATGCCGCTGGAACATGCCTTCCAGCGCCTCTGCGGTGCGTGTCTTGTACTGCTTCTTGCTGGTGCCTGCGATAAAGAAATCTAACGCCACAGACGTGGGGCAGTCATGCGTCACGACAGTTTTTGGTTTGTGATAGACCATGAGTTCGTGCATGCGTACTAACTCAGAAGTGGAAAGTTCTTCGTCGTACCACCAGTTCAAACCGGGTGTTCGGATGCTGTGATCGATTGACCAAGCCCCGCCAATGTAGAGGATGCCGCGCTCATCGTAAGTGCCGTCCTCAATATATCCGACACGCTCTTTGCAACGTCCCGGATCGTCGTGATTGCCACGAATGAATTTATGTTGCCCGTCTTTGTGCAACTCGTCCACAAACTCGTCATCTCGGATGAAACCGATTCCAAAGTCCCCTACCTGCACGCTTTCTGTTGCCCCTGCAATCAAAGGCATGTAGCTATATAGGTCTCCGTGAATATCACCGATCAGTCGCATTTGTCACATTTCTTTTGTGGGGCTAATCACTTAGCCCGATTGAGTATCTTGCGCAATGCTTCGGCGTTTCCGCGCGCATCATCCAAGGCGTTGTGGGTGTGTTTGGTGTCACGCAGGCGCTTCCACTTAGAAGCTGCCCCGACCTTGCCCTCAAGACCGGCGTAAAAATCACCAATGCGGCGCATGCTCCAACCCATTGGGTTACCGTCTGTGTACAACCACAGGTATCCATTGACAAATTGCCAATCAAAGCCGGGATTGTCTGACCAAACCGGAATTCGTTTGCCGCCGTAAGTTTCCCGAAGCCAGCGATTGAAGGCGAGAACACCAACGCGAGGATCAGGATACTTTTGGATCGTGCTTTCGCTCAATCCGATTGCTTCGAGCGCGCGGGGATCAATGTCCCGACCTTCAAGCGGACGCATTTCCGCGTAAAAATCATTTCCTTCCAGATCGACAGCGCCGATCTGGATCATTGAGTGCGTCATGGCGCTTCCGCCAGTAGCCTCTACATCTATAACAAGTCCATTCATGTGCCCGTCCTATCATGCAGAGATTGAGATGTCAAGCGTAAACCGCTTCATCCTGCGCCTGCGCTGCCAAATGCTCCGCCAACACCCCAGCAAATTGTTCTTTGCTCATTTTGGAATATGCCTTGCGGACACCGGGCAAGCGCATGGTTTGGACGACAGAAACCTTACGGGGTGCCTCATCGAAAACCTTGCGGACGATACAGGGCAATTGATCGTACGCTTCCATTTCAGCCGCTGCAACACGTTTCAAAAGATTAGACATTTGGCACCTCCACTTTGGCAAAATCATTGCGAACAACGTGTTCTTCGTCGGTCACACGAAAATTTCGGTTCCTTTTCAGTATGCGCACGAACATGCTTTTTGCTGTGAAGCGCGAAACCACACACAAGCGGGATTCTGCGTTGCGACCTGTTGTGCTGTAAAAGATGTGATCACCTACGACCACATCCTTCCCGAGAAAGTCTTTCATACTGGTGCGCATCAGACAACCACCCCATTCAAAGCGTTGCGAGCGCACGTCTTACCGAAGGGATAGCCACCCAGATCATCGTGGCCTTCCGGGATGTCATCGTGATCCGCGACGTATTTGTCATCGGTATTGTCGTAAACAAGCCAGACCGTCTTCGTCGGGTCCAGTGTTCGTCCGCAGCAGTGGCAAGTAAGTCTCTCGGTCATGGGTTCCTCCTTGTAGCTTGTCTCTACACTAAGCCACCCATGACCGATTCGTCAAGACCTTTTTTGCTCTATCTTACTTTTCGAATATGAACGCAGTACGATCCTCTAGCCCTGCCCAGTCTACGGCTTGGCGTGTGATTTGTGTACGTGTGACCAGATCATTGCGTGGTGGGCGGTGGTCAGCGGGGATGGCGGTCCATTCGCGTTCGGTGAGCTTACGTTCTACTGTCTCACGGTAGAAGGTTCGGCCAAAGCGATCTTCGGGAGACACCACTTGATAGAAGTCCGGACCACCCGCGTCGATGACTGCTGCTATTTGCTCAGCAGAACTCAGTCCCTGCATCTTTTTGTGGCTCATATGTGATCGAGCGAAAGAAGATACTGCATTCTTTCTGGCGTCGAGAAAACGCCACAAAACAGTGTTTGCTGCTTCCATCTGGCTTGGAACATTCCAAACACGGCAATCAAAATGAGGGCATGCGCGCACAGCAAGCGAGCGCGTATTGTCGCTCTGCTTCACAAGCTCGACAGCAAATTTACTGCTGGCCATGCCTGCGAGCACACTGCAAAGCTTCTGTGTTCGCCCATCAAAAAGCATCTGTGCCGCCGGGTTTTCTTCCCGATCTACATACCAAACAAGTGTGATTTCGTCTGATTGCGTGTAGCCGATACTTGCATGGGTCTCACGCACAAGGTGCGCGGTTGTAGCGTCCATTACGGCTGTTACGCGCTTGTCAAACGGCTTCTCAAAAGGCTTGGTGAACTTGGAGAAAGACCGCCCGTCAATACGTGCAACCACAGGCAGGGTGGTATCCAGCCGCCGATGGGCTTCGACGCCTTCGTATTCTTTCATGCGGTCGCCTAAATCGTCTTTACTCATCATCATCCTCCCTGTCCAAACAGTCCTTCATTCGGTAGTAAATATCCCCTACCTTGTCCCACGACGCATCGTGCTCAAGGCGTCGGCACAGCGTCTCCATTTCAGATGAAGACAGCATCATCGTGCCACTGTCTCCCGGAGAAGACCGTGCATAGTGCCGCCAAATTTCAGAAACCAATTCACGCATCACGCGAACAATCTCATGCGTCATACCATGAAACATGTCGGCGTTGATCTTCATGTATTGCTCGGAATGATGGCGTAATGCACATTCACCAATTTGTCCTTGGCGTTCGAAGTCATCATGATTCTTCATGCACTGTCGCATGTCGGCGTCCGTCATCTCTGTGTGGATATACTCGCGAAGTGTCAGCATCACAGCCCCATCATCTTTGCCATGTCAGACTTGGCTTGATCAGTCACGGTGGGTTTCTTTGTCGAACGCCGGTTGGGTCCACGCACTTCACCCTTGCCCGCGTAGCGGGGCATGTGAGAGCACACGTCATCCAGTAGCTTCTTGCGGGCGGCAGCGGAATACGCCGCGCGGCTGCCTTTGGCAAAATCAGAGCGTGTGGTGTATTTGGACGCTTCGGCCCGGATCAGGTCTTCTGTCCACACAAAACGTGCAGAAAACATATGCGCACACGCGTCTTCCAACCAGCCTCGGCGGCGAGCGGTCATGTAGGCGTGATTGTCCTTATCATGAAAGTCACCAGCAGTTTGATAGTTGGAGGCCCGTTCCATGACCATCTCTTTGGTCCATTTTGTATATTGCCGTTTGGCCATACACTGTCCTCCTTATGATTCGTTTGGGTTTTTCGTTCAACCTTACTTCTATTGCGAATTCATGAGGATGTCAAGGGCCTGCGTTGCGTGTGGCCTAAAAGCCGCTTTACCGGCGTCAGTGTAGGGTAGATGCAACATCGTCGTCGCTGTACCGTCGCCCTTCAAGTTGTACTTGACGGAGAACTGATCGTGCTTTGGTGCGCCTTTTACGGTCACAGCGATGTTTGCGCTACTAACCTTGGGTTCTTCCCCATTCCAATTGATCCAGCAATGTGAATTGTCGTCAACAAATATTGGGTCCAAAACGTATTGTTCCGCAATTCCTTTGAGCTTCTGGAACATGCGATACTTAATTAGCGGCTCTCTTTCTTTCTTAGATTGCCATTCTTTCTTACATTCGTCAGAACAGAATCCCGCCCCAAAGAAAGTGCCGCAAGGCGTTTTGTTTTCGTATTCTTCTTCGTCTTCATACATCTCGGAATTAACACGAACGCCACAATTCGTGCAATCAGTCCACCAGCCCATCCAAATCATTTCCGCCATCGGAATAGGCTTGCCTTGATAAACATCTAAAGAAGGCTCCCGGCGGACACGTAATCCGCCGAATTCACCGTCTGTCAATTCACCTGCCGCAATACGGCGCGCTTCGACATTACTATCGGCGTAAACGACAGTTCCCGAATATTCTCCCGAAAGTTCCTCAACGGCTGTGTATGCTTTCATCACCATCTCCGCGCCATTTTCAATTCGTATTCATCAATAATATACGAAACATCGACGGCTGGGATATGCAGCGAGAAACGATAGTTCTGTGAAAACAATTCCTCCATCCAGCGCATCTCAATTGCACCTTGTTGTTGAATACGAGCAAAAGGCCAAGCACCGTTGAATATGTCCTCAGATACACGTCCAATGGCTGCGGACCATGGTGGGGACCCAAACATATCCGCAATGGGGCGGTGCATCTCACGCGCTGCGTGTGCAGCGGACTTATCTATCAAATGCTTCATGTAGTCCGAAGGTGCCTCAATGGCCACGCTTCGAGACCGGTGGCGCAGATTGTCATTTTCCGCCTCAAGCCGCGCTACACGGCGTTTTTCATCGCTCTGTTCTTTTGCTTCACGAGCTTGTCGAAGCTGCTGAGCTTTGCGAAAGTTCTTTTGAATTTTCTCTTGTTTTGCAGCATTCGAAAGCATGTTATTCCTCTTTGTCGTCAGAAATTGAAAAGACTGCGGGTTGCCCCGTGCGTACGCATGTGCGCAGACCAGCGATTATTTGCTCCGTACGCATGCGTTCAACGTGTCGCGCAATGCTGTCAGGCATTGCGTATGACGCTTCTGCAAGTCGCCCACTTTGGACGAATTGTTCCAGCAAATCTGCCAACGCCCCCGCGTCAGCGGGCATGATGACGCCATCATCGCTCATGTGAAACAGCATGACCAGCAAGGGATCATCAGGCGTTTTGTTCCAGCGCCCCATTGCGTTGTCTTCGGTCAGCCCTTCTAACGGCAGAATCGGTGCCTCAAAAGAAACTCCATCTACTGTCTGCAACTCCATTGTGTATCCGGCAGCGCGCGCGACAAGTGCTCGCCATTGCAGGAACGCCATCGGGCTTCCCGTATCAGCAGTCCAGCACCCGTTTGAAATCTCAAGCTGGGCCATGTGCATCATACCAATCGTGAAGAACGCCAACCCAATCGATGCCGGTGCCATCAAGGTAATGCTCAGCGTTGGCAAATGCCCACTTGTGAAATGCCTGTTGCTGATCGGCGTCAAGTTCTGCGTATTCTTGCTCAACAATCAGCGTATCGCAAATATCTTCGAGAACGTCTTGCTGTGCTCCATATCGGTTCGCAAGGGTTTTTGTCAGTTCGGGCATGGTGGACCTCCTTTTGATTCGCTCTTGTTCAACGTAACAGGCTTGCCTGCATACTGCAACGGAAAAGGGCCTCCGCAGAGGCCCCAAATCACTGAACGATTTCGTCTTCTTTGGCCACCATCGCCTGTAAGTCTTGACGTTGATCGGGTTCTTTGAGGCAGTAACCCCGCCCCCACACAGTGGAAATCAAACCGTCCGCGCCTGCTTCTGCGAGTTTTTTGCGCAGTTTACAGACAAAAACGTCCACAATTTTGACTTCGGGTTCATCCATGCCACCATACAAATGGTTCAGGAAGTGTTCTTTTGTGAGCGTAGTGCCTTTGCGCAGCGAAAGAAGTTCGACCATGCCGTATTCTTTGCCGGTCAGGTGTACCGGAGCGCCATACACGGTCGCGCTCTTTGCATCCAGATCAACGACAAGGGGTCCGGTCTCGATTGTGGCGGATGAATGTCCTTTCGACCGGCGTACAACCGCCGTAAGTCGAGCAAAAAGCTCCACACGATGGAAGGGAAGACCCATAACATCGTCAGCGCCTTCGGACAGAAGGGCGGCTGTTTCATCCGGATCGACAACGTTAACAAGGCACACGACTGGCGTGTGGATGCGTGAGTTGCGTAGCCGGGTCAAAGTTTCTCGGGAGCCAAAAACGCCCAAGTTCATCAAGATCACATCATAGTCATATAGCGATGCCAGATCAAACGCTTCGTCAGCGGCGTCGGCAATGTACGGATTGAACCCCTTGCTGGACAAGGACATTTCAAGCAGGTTCGCCCGAGCAAGATTGTTTTCTACAACGAGGATTCGCATTGTCTTCTCCTAGATATTTCAAGGGGGTGTAACTCAGTTTCTGCGTCTTGTCAAGCTCTTTTTAACCTATCAAGTTCTCGAACTTCATCGACAATGCTTTGGACAAGGTAGTCAACCATGTAGGCCAGCGTCTCGTCGGCTTCACGGTTTACCGGCACCCCCAATGATTCACATATGGCTCCGGCGACATGCACACTCTCGTGCGCCACAATCCCAATTCGTGGATTGGGCTGATTGAACAGAATGTAAAAGTAGGGAAGACCAGCGTCATTAAATATGGCACCGGCTTCCGCGTTAGCGGTGTCACTGAAATCTTCATCATCCAAGCGAATAGAGAAATTCTTTTTCGCGTAGCGAACAAAGTCTTTCCGAGAAAAGAAAACACCAACATCTGTTTTGAAGACATCAAGTGTAATCCCGAAAAGAGGTGCCTCGGGCTTTTTGAGTTTCAGGGCGTGTGTGCTCATCGAATTTGAAGTCCACCCAGACACGAACGTGTGTACGTATCCCAGTGTCCTCCTTCAATCTCACATTTCAGGATGTACGCCGAACTGATGACGAACATCAGCAGGCACACAATTCCAAGTGCGTACCAAAACTCACGCATTAGTATATACACGTGCTGCCGTTTGGGCGTAGATCGTCGCCAAGGCGAACACCTCTGCACGTTGGCTGGGGTTGATATTGTCTTCCATATCCATTTGAAGGCGCGTTGCCGCGTGACGCATTGCTGCATCGGTGATCTCGGCGGCTGTGTCGCAGGCGCGCTGCATTTTGGTTTTGTGCTCAGATGCCATGTCTATCTCCTAATGTCGTGGCCACATGAGAAGGACACGTGGTGAATTTTCCTGTGTCTCTGCCCATTCATCGTCAGTCATGTCCGCGTCAGCGGCGTCCCAGTTTGGGTCGTAAATATCCTCGGCGTCTTCGACACGAATGCCAATATCCGCACCCTCTGCCACACTGTATCCGTTGCCCTCCGGGTCTTTTTGCATCCAAACCTCCATATCATCAGGAAGTTGAGAAAGGACGGCTTTTAGCTGGGCAACGTTCATGTGGGTCTCCTTCAATGGTTCAGTGTATTTACGACGATTCGCGCGTCAGGTCAAGGGCGGTGCATACCTGTCCATTTCCGCTTGCGCGGCTTCAAGACGTTCTTTTGCCCGATCAAACCGGCGCACGCGCTCAAGTTCTGCAACCGCTTCCATCTCCGCCTTGGCTGCGGCAGAAATATTCAGGTGAGGCCAACGCTTGAACCACGCAATTTCATCCGATGTCGTCATAGACGGCTGCCCGTTGAACATGGAAGAAACGTGCGCCTTCATAGCGTGTTCATCGGCAAAGATCATGATGTCTTCATCGCCATCATCATATTTTCCCTGATAGTGCCATTGCGTGGCGTCGTGACGGTTGGACTTCAATTCAATATCAAACGGATTGCACGAGTGTGGAATGCCGGGACCTGTGGAAAGAACAAACGTGGGGTCTTCCCCAATCAGGCGCTTGAAGTCGCGGACCCACTGGAACCGGCGTTCCAAAGCGCGGGCTTCCCCTTCAATTTCCTTGCGCATAGTTTCCATGTTTTGCTCTGTAACACGCAGTTCCGTTCGCGCTGCGCCGATCTGCGAATTCAATTCGTCCAGCGCGGATTTTTTCTCCGCAACTGCTGCGGCGGTTTCGGCGTGTATTTTCCGCACCCACGGTGTGCGTGACAGCTTAGCCAGCGGGATAGGGATCATATGATCTGCGACTTCTTCGTGCTCATCGAAGTCATCGCCGTGGTAGCTTGTGGTTTGGATAATAATGATTGGTGACACATACCCATGCTCACCTGCACGGTGGTCAAAGTAGTAATTGGTGCCATCCTGCGTGTAAACCGTATCACCTTTTTGGAAGTCGCGGTTGACAGCTTCGCCATTTGGAAACGTGCTCATTTGTTTGTTCTCCTTTCGGTCCTTCCGCGTCTGCCATAACACATCCAGCATGGCTTAAACGTCAGAGGTTGTATTGTTTTGATGTGGCATCCCGTTCCATGGCAGGCCCAGCAAATTGAAACCACATACTCTTTCATATGCGTTCGCCACCGGGTTTCAATCGTACCGGGGCATCCGCCGGATCACAAGGATGATGTCCATGTGTGGCAAAATACTTGTCCCGCTTGATCAATTTGTTCTTCACCCAGAAGCCCCAGCGTCGGCGGGGTCGTCCTGCAAGCAAGATTGTAATTGTTCCCGGAACCACGTCGATGACGGCGTGTCGATAGCTGGCGGGGCGATATCGTATTGCCCCCGGTCCCAATCGAGCGTCCCCGTTTTCTGATCTATCGGTATAACCGCCTTTGACGACGAACGTCCAGAACCATTGGGGGTGGTCATGCATATGCCGAGCATCGTCGTCGGCGTGCCACTCGTGAACCCGCAAGGTCCAGCCGTTTCGAAATCCAAAAACACTTCTGTGAAAATACGGGCATTCTGACAGTCCACCGGGTTGCCTCCATAGAAAAACAAAAGGGTTACGCATAGTGATCACAGCGCTTGCACTGATCGAGAACATCTTGGCGTGCCAACATCCCATCAGTGGCAGTATTCTGGTCTCGGCAAAGTACCCATTCAGAAAGGCCGTAGCGGTTTTCTTCGAACACATACATCTGCACATGCCGACCGGTGCTGCCTTCTTCAACCGGATAGCTCAAAAGAAAGCGTTGTGAAAGAACTTCCCATGCAGTTTCAGCATCAACAAACCAGCCCTCGAAATGCCCACGCAAGCAATTCCCAAGACGGAACTGCGTATCTTCTGGCTCCCATGCCACAGACATTTCAGTATAGCCACGCGGTGCTTCGGGTAGGGCCAACTTGAGAACATGCGTCATGCCCAGATCGACATCCCCGTCATACTTACGTATGCCCAAGATGCGCGCCTCGTGTTGTCCGGCGGGCTTGCCATCATTTGTGTCCCACCAAACGGGCCATAAATCTCCTACTTTCGGGTACATGCGGGTCTCCTTGTTCTGATTTACCTGCACCTTACATTCGAGATAATGATTCGTCAAGGACGAAATGGCATCAATCCACTGACCACAAACTGAGGCATATCATCGATCCAGATGTCCACTTCTTCGCCTTCCAGCTTCGCCATCTCCTGCTTGCTGCGTCGTGCGCAATAGATCACACGGTCACACAGGCGGTGATATCGTTGGTCTTCAATAGGTTCTTCGGCATACCGAAAGGTCGTGCCTATGATTCGAAAGCCTTTTCGTTTTAGCAGCGACATAGCTCCGAACCATGCATCCGGATCAGTCGTGAAAGTATCGTCATAGTCCAGTCCAATTGTGTGCATCAATTCACTTCCACCAATGTACAGGCCCCGCCTGTATGATTCCACAGGGAAGGTCTTGCCCACCCATTTCAAACTTGTCCTCGACACGCTCATATGAGGGCCACAGAGACAGGTCAACGTTCTGTTCCTGCACCAGTGCCACAACCGTGCCGCCATGCCTCAGAAAGCGCTGTGCGTGCTGTATGTGGTCATCTGAGCGCGCAGGTGGGCACATGATCACCGCATCAAACATCGGAAGCTCCGCCGGGACATTCCGCCCAGCGCCATCAGGTTTCCACGGCTTGATGTCCAAAAAGTTTCTACGATAAGTGCGTTCACAGTCGTGCGCTTGCAACTCGCGATGCAGGTCCGCATTCAATTCAATCGAAATGACGCGTCGTGTGAATTCGTAGATCACTTTGACCATGCCACCAGAGCCTGCGCTGGGTTCGAGGACACGCATATCGGGGCGGATGCCTGCCATCTCGCACATCCGGCGCGTCAAGTGTTCAGGTGCCCGCGTAGCGGGGAGCGATCTTGTCATGTGAAGACTCCCAATTGCGTGAGAAGTGTAAGCGCCGAATCCTGCTTTCGCCGCGTCGGTGCAAATGTTCTGCCCAGCGCTGTGTGGAGCGCCACTGCGTGGCGGACCTGTGCCAGTGTGGGAGGCACATCACCTTTTGCCACATTGCACGGCACGCATGCGGGCATGGTGTTGTTTTCGAGAGAATATCCCTCAGATTTTGGGAAGACGTGATCTCGTGTCGTCTGGCTAAACGGAACTTTCTTGCCGCAAAGGTAGCAGCACTTATTATTTCCTACCCAGAGAATGTGGAGATTTAATCGTTTGTTGATCGAGCGCTTCTGCGTGCGTCGAGTCGTCTTGCCTAGCCCATTGCGAAGTTGCTTGGCATGCTCACAGATGCTGATGTAGATCGACTTCGGTATTGGAAATTGAACGGAAGGAAATAATTCCAGTACGCCCTCTTTCGACAAATAGAAGTTTGCGGGGCGACCGATTGCAAAGGATGCAATCTCGTCCCAGTTAATGGTCCGCCGGGATAGATTCGAACTACCGACACCCCGTGCTTCATAAGAAGGCTCGCTTGCGGCGCTATTGTCAGTCGTGCTTTGTACTCCGACCATGGTACCAGAACTAGCTAAGGACGTTCCCATGATTGTTTCCTCCACATTTCTTATCGTTGCGCAGACCCGACGCTAATCAGACCCTTTTTCACAAACTCCATTTCTAACGGGTGCTCTACCAACTGAGCTACCGGCGGATATAGTAGGTTCACCCTCCGTGACGAACAAGCGCCCTGCCGAGTGTTGCCGTGAACCCTGTCCCAGTGATGGCAACGATCTGGGATGAGACTTACCTAAACGATGGTAAGTGATTCGTCAAGGGCTAAACACCCAAAACCGCAGAAAGTGTCGAAAAGCTTTTCGCATACTTTGCGTTCAGTCGTTCCCGACGCTCTGCATCCATGCCTGACTTGTCGCCGGACATGTTTGCCATGTTGTCGGCCCACTTCACCTTGATTGCGGCGCGGTTGCCGCTGGAAATGATGCGAAGAATGTTGCCCTCGTAGGTCAGTGAACGATCTTTTGTGAGCAGGCCAACAATTTCCGCCACGCTGTCACCAAACTGATCCGCAATGTCTTGCAAGGTGAATGGCGTGTCTTCGACAACATCGTGCAGCAGTGCCGCAATGATCTCATCTTCGGTCGCGTGGTTTGCGAACGGACCATTTGCCACCGTCTCCGCAACTTCCAGCGGGTGCGTGTAGTATGGGCGTGCGCCGTAACGCTGCTCACGGTGCGCGACAACACAGAATTCAAAAGCTTCGGCTACCCGTGGAATGCGTAAGAAAAGCTGCATCATTCCACCTCCAAGGGAGCCGCACACTGGGCCATGCTGCCGTCAGGCATGTGTCGGTGTATCGGGACACCGCCCGCGCGCAGGCAGGCGTCTCTGTCGCGCTGCCACGCATTGTCGTGCGTCATTGCGTCAGACACCATCCACACCATACCGCCGACCAATACAACGATCACGAATATTGCAAAGGGGCGGGGATCAAGCATCTTCGTACTTTGCTTTGAGCCGCGCCAGTTCTGCCAGTTCCGCATCCATTGCAGCCTGTTTTTCGGCTTGGGTCATAGCGGATACGATGGCTTCCGCGTCAGTGCGTGCTTGGTCGATCCATGGCGGCATGACAAAAGTCATCTCAGCCTCAGATTTGAAGACTTCACCCGCATGTGCCCATGCTCGCCAAATGTCCCCGCTTTCCTCGCCGGAACCATCGAGTTGGAAGATAACACCGGGGTGATTCTTGCTCACCTGCGCTGCGTGATTTTCCCAGTCATACCACTTGGCCTCATGAATCTCGAACGTGTTGTGTCCGGTCATGTCGACGCTATATCCAGACGTTTCAGCCAAATCTTTGGCCGCAGCTTGGGCGGCGGCGATGCTCTTGCTGGTCGCCTCGACTTCGAAATGTGTGTAATATCCCATGGGTTCCTCCTATGCAGGTTTCGCCATATTGGTATCCGATTCGCTTACGACAGTCAAGCCACTACTTACGTCCTTTGCAGACATAAGCATAGCCAACACCACGATTGGCGTGTTGATCACTTGCTCATATGTGAGGTTGAGGCGGCGGGCGAGTTCTTGAAAATGGCGTTCGGTGTGCTCTGGGTTGCGCATATTGATTCTCCTTTGTTGTTTCTAAGGAGAACATGGCACACAGATTTTAGCGGATCAAGAAACAGATACCTAAGATTTTAATCCAAGGCATTCGATCACAAATTCGGGCCATTTGTTTTCGACGTAATCTTCTTCAAGATCGGTGTTCTGCCGCATCCAATTGCGCACTTGCATCCCTTCCCGGAAATGAACAGGATGTCCAATGCCCGTAGTAGACGGAATTACCAAGGGAATTTCGCCGTATTCAATCCACCATTTGGAAAACAATTGTACACCGTCTTCTCCCAACCATTGGACAAAATCTTTCTTTGTCTGTTCCTCAATTTGAGGCCAGTGCATGACTTTGTATTTCAGGTGGTCTCCGATCTGGGCGGCGGCAGCGCAATTCGCTTTGTCTTTGCCGTAAGTCGTAACGGATTCCCACCCGTCATCACCAACAACGCGACCAATGATAATTATCTGGTCGTAGCCATGGTCTTTGGCGACTTTCTCGGCGGCTGAAATAGGAATATCTTTCATTTGTAGGCCCAAATCCTTGCTTGTTTCTCCGGGCCTAAATCTTCTACGTAATTCATGGCCTCGTTGAACGTGTAGGTTCCAATACCGGAATCATTCACGTCGATCACATAGCCCTGTGCGTTCGGACGCCAGAAGCCGTTCTCTGTGCGAATATGCACGAAAAGTTGTTGCTGCCACCAGATGGCGCGCTCACTGTCAGGATAGCGTTGAAAATAAGCGGGGCGGACCCAACAGAAGCCCTTCCACTCTCCAATCAGTGTGCGGCGGCTCATCGCTTGTCCCTCTTGAATACTGTGCAGTCAAGGCCCCCGTGTTCACACGTACACCCCATGCACCTTCCGGGTTCCCAACCGGGCTGTGCCGCCAGCCATCCAGAACGGAATGCATCCGCCAAGATGTTCGGCTCATTCGCGGGCATGCCATGACAGATCAGGGCAGATTGAATTTCAGGTGTGTTGAAATTCGGGTTGTTGTGCATACTCATGGGTTCCTCCTGTTCTAGGATATAACCTTAATGCATGTATAACGACGATTCGTCAATACCATTCTTGTGAATTTCTCCGTGCATCCAATGTGTGTCAGTCTGGACGTGATTGGGTCGCACAAACTTCGCAACACTCACGCCGAAGTCATCATAGTAAAATTCGTCTGCAACACGAACAACAAAACCCTCGTGCCCTTCTTCGTGTAGTGCCGCAATTTTAACCGGGTCCCACTGTCCATTATATAGAACCGGAACCGTGTCCATGTTCAGTCTAATGCACCAACCACGTGTATCTTTCCACGACAAACACACATTGTCAGGGTTCCACACAGAAATGAGCGGCAGATACGTGGATAGTTGCGTATAGGCGATTGAATGTTGCGCATACAGATTCTCTGCGCAAACTCGATAGCCATTTTGAAGGAGATAAGAACGGCGTGTCCAATAGTTCTTGGCCCAATCTCGTGTCCAATGCGTTCGCCCGTCTATGCTCCGGGCGTGCGTGCCGCCGTCAGAGTATCCCGTGAAGTTCTCGCCGTCCATTTTTCGTGTGACAACAACGCGTTTGCCGTCGAAATGTGACGTATCTTTTAGCACACGATCATCGTTCGTAGCTCCGGGGGAGGACGGCAAGTGTGGTGTGCGGGGATATTTATGTCGTTGCATATGCGTGGTCTTCCTTTTCTGACCACGATTCTACACCACCCGGAATGATCTTGTCAATACGACTGTGCGGATAAAACACACCGGCAATCTTTGCACCATACTGACCCGCGTTTTTCAGAAAGCCTTGTGCCGCTTCACGATGAACGTGCTCGACTGACATCATCCAGTCGTCTCCGAAAAAACGATCCTCAGATTCAATCTTTCGGTAAAGCTGCGTGCCATCGTCCAATATGACAACGAAACACTGCTTGCGGTAGTTTATTGTGCGCGGCTCGCGTGGCTTTGAAAAGTCCCACACTTTCTCCGCTTCCATCGGGCACCAGAACCAATGAAGGCGCGCTTGCCAGCGTTGAAAAAATCCTTCGGGCTTCTTCATTCTGATAGCTCCAATCCGTAGTCTTGCAAAACATCAAGAATTGCATCAAGCAATTTGACTTCTGCGTCTCCCATAGCTTCATCGTAAGCTTCCATGGGAGAACCACCCCGGTCAGCCGGTGAAAAGTCAGCCCACTTCACAATCTCTTTGTCGTATTCCTGAATTGCCTCACGGCAACGCTTTTGAATATCCCAGCGAACTTTGTGGCGCATGACAGGCGTTGCTTGTAGTCGAGAAACCAGCTTGGCGAATTCTTCTTCGACGCGAATTTTCGCGTATTCCAAACTGTTTTCACTTACATGCACCATCGACCCGTCCGAAGAAGTCCATGGGAGCGTACAATCGTAGCTGTCGTATTCTTTCCACGACTTCCATTCAATGCGAATTACGCCAAACGGTGTTGTCGTTTCAACGTGATCGTAATAGGAATGTACGCCGTCTCCTTCGCGATGATCAGACCATTTCATGGCGCATATTCCGATACTTTGCAATTTCAAGGGCTTGCTGATACCGCTCCCTTTCATGGGGTCCGGCGTAGAAACTGGGGCGAGAGAAGGGATGGAACAAAATTACTCCGCCCCATCCATGCAGACATTGTGGTGCCGCGCCACGCCCTCTGAAAATGACCATCAGGTCGTCATAATAAAGAACCGGTGGGCGGCGCGTTGCTATTTTGGTGGGATGCTTTTCACGCATCCGTTCCATGTCTGCAAAGGCCGCTCGATCATTTTCACAGATGACCATGACATTGATGCCACGGTCAAGATATGCTTGTATTTCAGGCTCCATCATCAGGTCGGTCCTCCGGAGGTGGCGCGTTGCCATAATGTTCATACCGATAGGTTTCCCCATCAGCATCTTTGAAAGTCAGATCGTCCAGAGGGCTTGGAGGCATGGTCCATGTCTTACCCACAAGGGCCGCGTGAGCGGCAACGTAGTGCTCCATCAAAATGTAGGGCTGCGACACCATGTTCGCTGTCTTCCACTGTGGACCAATGTCAAATCCAAATGCTTCGCACGTCGCGCTGTAAGCGTGTACGAACGGGTCGAGCGCCGCGCGAAGTTTGTCAATCTCATTGGCAGCGTCTTCCAGCAGTTGTGGCGCTGTTTTCGATTGGCAGGTGCGGGCGACCATGCGCATGTCGTCGGTATCCACCGGGGTAAATGCATCAATGTCTTCTTGGGTAATCATTTCATTCCTCCTTCTCAATCTTTTGATATTGTCGAGTGCATTTCATGGTGGATTTGTTGTCTTCCAAAGCAACAGCAAATTCCACAGGCCACAACCGTACAAAAGGAACACCATCCAATGCAATTTCTTCAACACCATCCGGATATACCGACGAGGAAAAGCGGTGAATGTTGGTGACAATTTCTCGCCGGTTCAGCCCGCAGGTCTCAATGATAATGTTGTCATAGTCGGCGGCGAGCGCTTTACTTATGTCGTCGGCAGCGACTTCTTTCGGATCAGAGAAAGCATCGATATCATCGGCAGTAATCATGATCGAACTTCCTCATAACAAAAGACCAGCGCATACAATACACGGTCGGCTTCGGGTTCTGTCAAACACGTAGCGAGAAGATTGTCGTGGACAATACCATCAGACACTTCTCCATCAACCTCGTAGATATTCCATTCTTCGCCCACAGCGTCATATTCTTTGTAGAACATCGTACTGGTATTCATGGCGTGCTCGGGATCGTACATTAGCGTCCTCCTAAAAAGGAAACGACACCGGTCAGGGTTTCGCTGATCGGCTTATTTATTGGATAGGTTCCCACTGGGGAAAACCCATGAACTTGCAACATGCAATCCTTTGGACCCATGCCCTCAACAGCAAGACCTTTTTCAACAAGAGCACGTAAGGGACGGTTGCGTTGTCCACGCGCCCATCCACCAGCTTCTACAAACCCGTGGGTCCGCAGTTTATAAAGCCACTTTCTTTGCGCGCGCGTAAGTTTCATACGTTCCCTTTGAAGTGAGGGCCGCGTTAGCAGCCCTCTGTTCTTTACATCCAGAAGTCGGCGGCGTCTTCCAGAACAACGGTCGTGGTGCCATTGAGGCTGGTGTCGGTGATGTAGAGGTCATCGCCCTGCACCGATGCCGACAGGCTCGACGTGCCATTGATCAGCGCATCCAACTGGTTTTCGTTGTTGACGGACGTGCCTTGGAGGACCAAGAAGTCGTAGCCCGTGTCAACGACATTGTTGCCTTGCATCTCGGTCCAGTCGAAGTCGGTAATCACCAGAGTGCCGTCATCATTGGAACCATAGACGTTGTAGGTGTTGCCGCCGTTGGCCAGAGAACCGTTCCCAGTCACAGTGACCGTGGAATCATTCTGTGCAGAGAAGTGAAATTCGTCCTGACCAATGCCCAGATCAACCAGCTTGTCGCCGTTGCTTGTGGCAAAGACTTCATCGTCGCCCGCGCCTGTGCTGATCACATCGTCACCCGCGTAGGTGTTCACAACGTCATCGCCCGCGCCCGTGGTCACGTTCTCGACTTCGTTGATGTCATCCGCGCCCCAAATGAATGCGGATTCGAACTCACCCAGCGCCGACACGTCGATGGTATCAGAGCCGCCGCTGTTGGAGATGGAGACCCAGCCCTGCGCGTCAGTCGCCGCCACAGTCACAACGTCATCACCAAATCCGGTATCGAACACAGCACCTTCCCAAGCACTGTCACGGTCGATTTCGATGGTGTCCTGACGCGCCGTGCCTTCGTCGCCACTGGCCTCGTAGGTCACAAGGGACTCACCCAGATCGAGCGTCGGTGCCAGACCTTCAAGGCGGATTTCACCCTGACCGTCCCACGAAAACACAACATCATTGCCGTCGATGGTGTAGGATGTGCCGATTGCCGACCAGCCCAGATCGCCTGTGGCCTCGATGTCGAGCATCGCTTGCTGGAAGTCCGCGACCGAGGACAGGGCTGCAAAGCCGCCGTCAAACGGGATATAGAGCGTGTCCGCGCCCAGTTCAAAGTTCACGATGTCATAGTCTTGGTAGCTGGTGACCGTGTTGCCCGTCCACGTCTGCGGATAGATGTAGAAATCTTCGGCGGTGCCATTGGTTCCGGTAACAGTGTTCGTCATGTGTACGTCTCCTTTTGATTCGTCGTCACCTCTCTGTGATGACACACGCAGGTTTACAGGGTCTTACTCGATGCCGTCAAGAGGCAAAGATTCCCTATATTTCATGTACGAATTCATGTATCCGATGATGTTGTCCCGCCCCACCGGATTCTGTGAGTGGACGTAGTAATCGAACCCTTCCGGAAAGGTGTATTCCGTATGCATATCCAATTCGCACAGATACTTGGCGACTATGTGACCGTTCCCGTTGGGGATCAAATCGCCCAAGTCATGATCAAAACTGACAAACACCGGCATGCCGTGTAGCTCGATCAGATCGATCACTTCTTGGTGCGTGCGTGCAATCTTCCACTCACGACCATCATCCGGCGGAAAACGTTCGTCATCCAGAAAAAGAGACCAGACTGCCATCACTCAGGCTGCGTGCAGAAGCACTCATACAGAATATGGATGGGCAGCGCATCAAATTCTTCGATCTTTGTGCGTCCGGAAACCACGTGCCCCGCCAAAGCCATGAATTCGTCTTTGGTCATGTCGGGGTAGAATACCGTCATAAGCACACGGGCGAGGTCGAACGTTGGTGACTTCACCCCCGCAACGCGCATCAGGCAGATGTGAAAAAGACCGCCTTCTTCAAGGCGTGCAATCTCATATCGATAACAATCCCCCATATCCGAAGGATCACCTTCTTGTGCGATGTGGTTGTTTGCAGCCTCGACCGCTTGCTCCACTCTGGCGCAGAACGTTTCGTAGTCTAGAACCATTTTAGGCATCAATATCTCCTAGCATTGTCCGCAGTATCCTTCGGGATGCCCGCATGTATCACATATTTTACGCCTTTTTGGGGCGGGCTTCTCGATTGGATCACCAAACAGCCAATAGGGTTTGCCACAGTCCACAATATCGCGTGCTTCTGATTCGGTCAAGCCCCGTTTTAAGGTCTCATAATCGGTGGGGCCGCAGCAATCATGGCGTCGAATTTGTAGCGCATAGTGCCCGTCTTTGTAGATGTCTGGGCGAAGTATCAGGTCTGCCATCAACCAATCCTCTTAGCTGTCAAACATCCGCGCATGAATTCTTGATCGCTTGCGCTGTCGCCCGCGTAGCGGGCAGAGATGACGCTATCCTTTGCCGCCTCGGCGTCACGTGCATGCACCGCACCAAAGTCTTCGGTCATGGGGTTTCCTTCCATGCCGGATGCGAGATAGTAAAGAGTGACGTGGTAGACAGACATCAGCGAAGTTTCCATTGTTGTATTGCCGGGTTCTCACACATGGTGGGTTCTTCGTCCCGCTCCAAACGAATCTTTACGCCGCAGGTTTGGCACCGCCACTTGGAAAATAGGTGGGACAGGGTTTTCTCCGCAACCCACGAACAATTCCAATCGCGGCTCATTCTTCCACGTATCCCGTGCCATTGCACCGCTCGCAGTCATCAGTTCCATTGTCCCAGTGTGGGTGCCATTGAATGTATCCGCGTCCACGACATGGTGCGCATTCAACCTTCCGCGTTGGGCGGTCGCCAGCCATATAGGGGTAAGCGTCTGCATCAGCCTGCGTCAGCAGGTTAGCACCACAGTTTGGGCAAGGCTTGTCAACCATGTCCCATGTCAGTTCCGGATGCACTTCGAGATGCATGCAGCCCTTGGCGTCACACTTGAGATAGTGGACCATCTTTCCACCGACCGGGAGCTTTGCAGCAAGGTCAGGGTATAGTCTTTCGACAGCCTTCATGGCGAGCATACGCAGAGCGTCAGCAGGTACTTCGGGCGGACAAAACGCGATGGTTGCAAGGGTGGCAGAAGCCGCCGTTAGGCGGTCGTCTTCGGTCTTTGTCACGGCATGTCCTCCGTAATGATAAAGGGAATCGGCTTCCACGCCATGCCATCCACACGCTCAAACTTCTTCTGAAATTCATGTAATGCACGTGTGAAAATGATCACCGGGCCGTACAATGGCGCATATTGGACCTGCAAAGAAACATCGGATGCGCTCAGGCTGTGCGAACGAACCATGTATTGATCACCCGTTTTCAGGTTGCGTGCAATCACACCTTGCGGTACGTGTTCGGCAGCGAGACGCATGCGCGTCTGCAACTCTTTCTGTGTGGCGCGACTCATAGCAGGCCCATATCAGTCAAGGCCGCAAAGCCAATTCCAATTCCCAGAAAAACGGGCAGCACCTTAAAGAAAAGCGCGGACATGATGTTGGGTGTTCCCATGATCACGCCAATTGCAACGAGATAGGCGGCACCTGCGAGTGTGACATATTCCATTATTCAAGTCCTCCCTTGTATGGTTGGATGATCGCCTGCACCAGCGGCATCTGTGCAATGCGTTCGCGATTGATCGCATCGTAGTCATACTTCCCTTCCGGGAAATCTCGATCTTGCGGACACTCTGTTGAGCGGTCACCAGCAAGCCATTCCTTGCGCGCCGTTTGGTATGGTTCGTTGTATGTGTCATCGTGGTGCAGGAACCACAGAAACGGATTGGCGCGCCACTTGGGAAGAAACGTTCCGTTCTTGCGCAGCCGTTCCATGTTGAAAATCAAAGCTTCGCGGCAGTCATGGTCCCCGGTCCACGTTTTCACATCGTCTTCATCGAAATGAAATCCGCCAGAAGACGTGCAGGACCAGTAATTCAGATCGGCATTGGGGACCCAGTTGTAATAGACCTTGCCGCCATTGACGGAATATCCGTCTTCTTTTTTACCGCCGTGGGTGTCAAAACAGAGAACAAGTCCATATCCCCGATGGACATAGACGAACATGATCTCATCGTAATCCCACATACGTGACTTGAAAGGAAATTCTCCCGCCAATTCAAACCCGTAACCCGTGATGATATCGACGTATCGATCCAGCTTATTGCTGAACGTGGTGTCGCCGCGCTCCGTCAGAACTGCGTCTTTGCGCGCGCCGTGCATCTGCACAAAAGCCAATCCCGAACCAAGGGTTTCGGGACCCATGCTTTTTCCCGTAAAATCTTCTGCCGAAGCAAGTGGATCATGGCGCAGCAGCGCATCCACGCCTTCGTCGCTGACATCAATAGGTGGCGTTTTGAGGTCCGCGCCAACCATTCCAATGAGGGTGTTGAGCGGCAGTTTGTCGAGGGTATCGGACATGCGGGCCTCCTATGCGAGAATGATCAAAAGAAAGACGACGATGACAACGAGTTCCCATGGGAAATCATTTGGGGGTGGGGCGTATGACATAGCATCCTCCTGATATTCAATCTGTTTCTGTTGATAGCCGTACTCACCATACGACTGTATTTCTTCATCTGACATCCCCGCAGACAGGATCAACCGGTCTCCAATCTTGGAGAATATCGGCCCCACCACAGCACGTGGAGGTGGGGCGCGAAAGTCAACGGTTCCGTCCGTGTGGACGTAGAAGATCATTCCACCGCGCGACCTGCTTCAAGCACGGGCACACCGGCTTCGGTCGGGATATAGATGATCTGTCCAGCGTTGCCGGATTCTTCCAACATGCGGATATAGAGGTAGCGCAAATACGCCTCGGGACCGCCCAAACCTTCTGCCAATTCTTCGTTGGCGCGGGCCGCAAATTCAGCGCGCGTCAGTTCGGCTTGGCCTTCGAGTGCAGCAGCATCAGCGCGTGCCTGTGCTTCCTCAACGCGAACTTGCCGCGAGAATTCAGCTTCGGCAAGGACAGCGCGACCACTTTGCTCTGCGCCCCAGACCTGTACGTGCTTCCATGCGTAGTAAACGCCACCGACGCCTGCGACTGCGATGCCGAGGGCGACAGTAATGCCCAGAATAAATGCAGGGGTTTCCCACCAATCGTTTCTCATGTGTTTCTCCTTTTACGAGGCGTTTTTGCCTACTATCCAGTTGTGTTGACGACGATCAGGCGTGCATGCGTTTGCAGCACATCAGCGATTGTCGGGTGATATTTTTGAGCGAGCGCCGCGAATTGTGACGCCTCAAACCCTGTGAGTTCGACCAGTTCAAAGCTGTCATACCAGCAATCAATACTCGCCAAGCGTAGGCCAACGCCGCCGGTTTCGTACCCGAATTGGAATTCGTTGATATAGTCATCCTCGAATTCGTAGTCCTTTCCAAGAACCGGATCAGGCAAAGAGATTTGAACGCCGCCGCTCAATACCAATACGCGGTGTGATTCATTCACCTCGCGCTCATATGGTTCTCCCGTCATCTCATTGTAACGGGTGACTTTGCGCGGCGTCTTGGCGTACACAAACGGCACGCCATACATCACGGTTGCAGAAGGATCGACGCCCATCAGCTTGCCATCGCAGCGATAAGCATGTGTCCGCCACCCATCAGGATGAAAATCAAAAATCCCCATCCAATAAGATTCCAAAAGTCTCCCATACAGCCTCCTACAGCAGTGCTTCCGCGTCTGCCTTATTCGTGTGAACGGACAGCACAGTCTTTGTGACCTTGCCCATGAAATGGACGATCTCGACTAGTGCCCATCCGCGTTTGTGCTTCTCGACCCTCCGCTGACCTTTCGGTAGCGGATGGGTGCGAGGGCGAACCATTTGTACCGGTGACACCGGCTGGACCATGTTCGGGTTCATCAGAACCAGAGAACGAAGCCGTGGATCACGCCGACAGGCGGGACGAACGTGCCGATGATGCCCAGCGTGATCTGTCCGCCAGTCGCACCGAGGTCCGATGCAAGGGTCTGAACGATCCAGATGACGTGCGTCAGCCATGCGCCGAGGACAGCGAAGAAGAATGCGATAACAGCCAGAAAGCCGCCAAGGCCGAGTTTTTCCGAAAGTGACATGTAAGAACCTCCTAATGATTCGTTGTTGATGAGACCTATGTATCAGGTCAAGAAGTTGCGCGCAACCTATAATCTGTATGTTTGTCGCATGAAGGGCATATCGTCCTCACTTTTGACGTTGACCAGACAGGCATTGACCCACGTCTTATCACCGGACGGCAACGTTCTCATGTGTCCCCGGCGATAGTGCGGGCGCGGTGATTTACCGTCACCGGTATCGCGGCTGTCGCCGCGTTGATAGGATCGAAGGGCTGTGAAATAGTTGTTGTCGGGCTTATGATATCCGGCACGATACACGCGCTTGCCTTTTGCTTTGGGAGGCGTTGTTTGCCATCCCACGCCTTTTGTATTCAGCACAGAGACGAGATTGTAAATCACCGACCGCATCGAAACGGTTTCGTCTTCGGATGATTGCCGAATTGGCTCCATATCTTTGTCAGAGAATACGGTAATGCCTATAATCAGAAAGCCTTCACGTTCATGCGTGAAAGAAATAGCGCATACTTCTCCAATCTCATGGGTATAGAAAACCAACACGCTATAGCGGTGCAAATTCTCTTTCGATTGAAAAGTGACCAGCCACGGTTCTTGGAAAGGCAGAGACGCAATTCCTTCTTGGAACAATTCCATTCCCAAATAGGCTGTGTCAATAAAACTCTGGGGGTCCTGTTTTCCCAAATCAAATACACGGCCCGTTAGGGCCGATTCAATTAGCAATTCATTTGTGCCAATGAATAGATCATTCGGCAGCATGAATTCCAATTCTTTCAATGCCCCGAATAGAGGCTTAGGCTGCGCCAATTGCGACAGGAATACTTTTTGATTTGCAATGAACATCAGACAATCCTCATAGCCTTTGCAAGCGGGCTTTCTTCTACTTCGAATTCATATAGGGGTATGCCTCTATCCCAACCCGTGAATTCGGCATTGTGGAAAGTGTTGAGGGGTAGAAAGCCATTATCGCCCGCGTAGCGGGACTTGGGGTCGCGCCCTGCGATGTAGTCAATTGCCCGTGGCAATGCCCACGTTCCGCGTGCATTACGTCCTTTTACAGTGAGAGCACGTGCCAACGTGTCCGTCACATTCATGTC